TGTCAAAGCCGAACCAAAAAGAGTGATACAACGAAATAGGGTGGCATAGGCGGAAGCCTAGGCGGATAGATGATGGGGCATCGTTTTGGACGATGCCCTTAATTTTTGGATTTCTCCCCCTTTACATCTGACCGCAATTTATGATATAATATCTCCACATCGACAAGGAGAGTAAAATGGCACAAGGTAGAAAACGGCTATGCAATCAAGACTGCAACAACTGCGATGCGATATTCAACGAGCAGTTGGCTGTGCTGCTCAATGTGCTAGCATTGAAGTTTGGGGACGAAGTGTGGCACATAACTAATCGTGTGTGTGCTAATATGACCTGCTGCCCGATATGCGGGATTGACGATTTCTGTCACGATGTCATATATGATTCTGGCGATGGGGGCATTCTAGCAATCGACCGCATCAGGGAATCTGATTCGTGCGAAGTCGCAGAGATGGCGAAGGAGATTTTCAAAGAGTTCAACAAGAAAGGACAAGCAAAATGACCGATTCCACATCACAATTCTTAACTCTGAGCCCAACAACAAGCACATCGGATTCTGAAGATAAGTCACTCTATGCTCTGGCGGAAGCGAAACTCCGTGAAAAAGTGCAGAATGGTGATCTTGAAGCCATTGCATTGGTACTAAAATTGCAACCAAATAAGTTAGAGGTAACTTGCTAAGAAAATAAGGAGAAAAAACAATGGCACGGAAACTAGCAAGTGTAGTAGAGATTAGCGAAATACTCCCCATAGAGGGAGCGGACAAACTTGAACTTGCCAAGATGAAGGGCAAGGGATGGCAGGTTGTTGTTCAGAAGGGGGAGTTTAATATTGGAGATTTAGCCGTATATGCGGAGATAGATAGTTTTCTCCCGTCTGATGATGACCGCTATGCATTTCTCCGCGAGAGGTGTCTTCGTCGTTTCGTCTCCAAGTCTGGCAATGTCCTCCGTGAGGGCATCAAGATCAAGACCATCAAGTTGCGGGGGCAGATTTCGCAGGGGCTGCTGATGCCACTCGCCAAGTTCCCGGAGATAACATCGCGCATAATAGAAGGGAAATTCCTAACCTGCACAAAAGATGAATGGCAGAATGAGTTGGACAAAATCTGTGCGGAAAGCAACGAGCCGTTAGATGTTGTGCCATATGCAAAAGAAGACTACATAGTAGAACTCATCGGTGCGGATGTCACGAAACTCCTCAAGGTCGAACACTACGACGAGGTGAAGGAGCAGTTGCAGCCAGCGATGGGGAATCCCATCTGTGCTGATGCCCTTGGCAAGTTTCCTTCCGACTATATACCCAAGACTGACGAAGAGAGAATCCAGAACCTCGGGGACTGGTTCGAGAAGATGAAGGGGAGGGTATGGCAGGTGTCCTGCAAGCATGACGGCACTTCCTGCACGATTGCATACTCGAAGATGATTGACGAGGGTAATCCCGAAATAGTGTGCTCTCGCAATCTTAGGCTAAAGCCCGAATCGGCGGATGGCAAGATTCCAGTATACTGGCAGATGGCAAAGCAGTACGACATGCTCAATAAACTCAAGGGGCTTTCCGAGAGTATGGGAATAGAGTATGCTGTGCAGGGCGAGATAGTCGGACCCGGCATCAACAAATGCAGAAATAAGGAGCAGACATACAAGTTCCTTGTGTTCCGAATCTACGACATCACAAACCAGAAGTTGGTGAATCCTACGGATACTGTGCAGATGTGCAAGTCACTTGGTCTTGAGCATGTCCAGATTGTGAAGGACAACTTTGCTTTCTTCGACGAAATCAAGACGATGGACGAGGCATTGAAGTTCGCTGAGGGCAAGACCGCCGAGGGCAATGAGAGAGAGGGAGTAGTTTTGAAGACGATTGATACGCTTCCGTATGCAAGTTTCAAGATTGTAAGCAACAAGTACCTGATGAAGCAGGAGGACTGACCGTGGGGCAAATGGATTTTGGAGACGCGCTTCGCTGCCTGAAGAAGGGGCTAAAGGTTTGTCGTCAAGGGTGGCATCATGGGGACAAGTTCCTCTGGCTCAAGCCAGCGGCTACAATCAAAGCCGAGTGGTGCAAGGACGAGAAATTACGGTCCATAGCGGAAGCGAACGGAGGCGAGATAGATGGTAGACCAGTAATCTGCCTCTACCTGACCATGGATGGTCGTCCGACGATTCTCACAGGGTGGAATCCTCTACCCTGTGATATTCTTGCAGAGGACTGGATGGTTGTAGACTGATTTAGCCGCGACGGGTTTCAATGCCGTTGGGCGAGAACAAAAAAAGGAAAACTATGAAAAGCAAAAAAACAAGCAATGGACACCTCCTTCTCACGGAGAAGCAGACGGAGAAACTGGGAAAGATTCTGGCAAAGGCTCTTTCCAAATACGGCCTACGCCAGAAGGACTTTAAGACCTTCGATGTCAAGCGGGGGATAGAGATTCTAGAAGAAATCGCCCGAATGCGCAAGGAACTCGAGTCCAAGCATAAAGCAGTTGCTCAGAAGTGCCGCAAGGACTTCGAGTATTGGAAGAAGTGGCATCTCAATCATGCGAAGAAGGGCAAGAAGGCATTGGGGGAGATGCTCAAGATTCTCTCCAAGTTCGACTCGTATCAGGTTCAGGGCTTGTGTGATTTCGTTAAGTCTCTCCGTCCCCGCGTGGACTACGGACATCTCTACAAAAGGATGAAAGCCGAGGGCAATGCGTCCTGGGGAAGCCCGAGCTACATCGTCACCAACGTCCTCAACGGCACAAAGCAGGAACTCGTCTCGAAAAATTCAAAGGCATACAAGGTGATGTCTGCGGCCGTCAACAATGCGAAGAAGGCGGTTGCCGACCAAAAACCCGGCAACAGGCTTCTTGGACTGGACGGTGTGGTGAGCGTCAAGGATGGAGACCACTATATCGCATTTGTCACAGGGGGCAACAATGGTTGCAGCGATTGGGCTACATACTTCAAGAGTCTCATAACCATTGTGAACTCCGTGAAGAAGGGTTGGCTCATCGAAATTGAAAACGACTGTTGCGACGATGTACACTATGCCTTGATTGGGTTTCGGATTTAATAACAAAGGAGAAAATTATGTTTGGTGATAAAGAAAAAGACTTCTCGGAAGCACTTAGGCTTCTTAAGGATGGCAAGCGGATTTACCGCAAGGGTTGGAATGGAAACCAGATTTCCTTCGACCCTGCAATGTACATATGGCTAGACAAGGGCTACACCCTAAAGCGAGGGGATGTAAATACCGAAAATATGGTCAAGGCATTAGGGCGCAACAATCAGATTGAAGTTAGGGCCGCCATTGTGATGAGGACTGCAGACGGGAAACTAATTTTGAGCTGGCACCCGACAGCGGATGATGTCCTTGCCAACGACTGGATGGTTGTAGACTAATTTGGTAAAACCAAAAACAAAACAAAAGGAAAAAAACAATGCACACACTAATGCTCGCCGCAGCAGAAGCGGCATCTAACGGAACGGGATTCACCATTGTGGGTCTTGTTGCTCTCGGAGTGGCCACTTTGGCCGTAATTGCAGTATTCGCACTTGGATACTGTAAGGCTCCGCCGGACAAGGCATACATCATATCCGGCCTTCGCAAGAGGATTCTTATTGGAAAGGCGGGATTCCGCATTCCGTTCTTCGAGCGGCTCGATATTGTCACCCTCGAACTCATTCAGGTTGATGTCAAGACCAAGCAGAAGGTTCCGAACAAGGATTTCATTAACGTTAATGTTGATGCGGTCGTAAACATTAAGGTTAGCCGCGAGGAAAGCATGCTCAATCTGGCTGCCATGAACTTCCTCAATGCATCGCCCGAATACATTAGCGAAAATGCCAAGGAAGTTCTCGAGGGCAACATGCGCGAGATTGTCGGGGAAATGACCACAAAGGAAATGGTGTTGAACCGGCAGCAGTTTGCAGAGGCCGTCAAGAAAAATGCGGCCCCCGACTTGGAGAGGATGGGTCTTGAGATTGTATCGTTCAATGTGCAGAACTTCACAGACGACGACCATGCAATCGAGAACCTCGGTATCGACAACATCGCCACAATCAGCAAGGATGCGGCCATCGCCCGCGCAAATGCAGAGGCTCAGGTTGAAAAGGCAAGGGCCAATGCCGCAAAGGAAGCCAATGATGCAAAGGTTGCCGCCGAAACGGAGATTGCTATCCGCAACAACGAACTTGAAATCAAGAAGGCAGACCTGAAGAAGCAGGCCGACATTCAGATTGCGATTGCTGAAGCAGCAAAGGGTATTCAGGCAGAAGAGCAGAGGAAGATACTTGAAGCAACCTCTGGCGATGCAAGCATTATATCGTTGGAGAAGCAGACAGAACTCTCGCAGAGGGAAGTGGCAATCACAGAGAAGAAGCTCGATGCGGAAATTCGCAAGAGGGCGGAAGCGGAGAAATTCGCTGCACAGCAGGAAGCGGATGCTAAGCTCTATACTACACAGAAGCAGGCCGAGGCGGAACTTGCAGAGCGAACCCGCAAGGCGGAAGCAACACAGGTGGAAGCGGAGCGCGAGGCGGATGCTACCAAGGCGGCGGCGGATGCGGCACTCTTCCAGCAGTCAAAGGAGGCGGAAGCCAAGCAGATAGCCGCAGAGAGGGAGGCTGCTGCAATCAAGGCAATTGCCGATGCCGAGAAGGTGAAGGGTGAGAATGAGGCATTCGTCATCAAAGCCAAGGGCGATGCAGAAGCCGATGCGATAAAAGCAAAGGCCCTTGCGGAGGCAGAAGGTCTTGAGAAGAAAGCGGATGCAATGGCGAAGTACGGCGAGGCGGCAAAGATGGACCTCCAGTTGCAGGTCGCAAAGGAGTTCGTGAAGGTGCTGCCGGCAATCGCAACGGGTGTTGCTTCGGCCTACACTAAGGTAGGCAACATCACGATGTATGGCGACCAGAGCGGAAAGATTGCATCTGGAGTCATAGACCATACAACACAATTGTTCGACGGTCTCTCAAAGTCTCTTGGATTCGATGTGAAGTCCGCAATCGGCGGAGCCTTGGCAACAAAGTTGCTTGGCGACAACAAGTAATATACCCCCGCACCCTCTCTCTCGTCCAGAGTTGGCGAGGGAGAGGGGCATTTAATTTCTACCCGAACAAATGGCAACCATACCGGCATCGTTCTTTCAAACCGCCCATGTTCCCACGTACTGCGATTTTGCAAAGAAGGGAACGGTTGTAATATTCGACACGGAGACAACGGGTTTCCACGATTCTGATGAGGTAGTGCAATTGGCGGTTGTTGCTGTGAAGGACGGGGAAGAGAAATTCGCTAAAGCCGTATATCTAAAGAATAGGAATCCAATAGACGGCACGGAAGCACAGCAGGTCAATGGCATTACGGATGCGATTCTTGCAGAGAAGGGTCTGGAGCCGACTGTGGTATTAAACGATTTCCTCGCTCTCCTCAAATCAACAATAGAGGAAGAGGGTAGGGTTCTTCTAGTGGCGCATAATCTGGCTTTCGATTGGCGGATGTTGGCGAATATGCTAGAAAGATATGGATGCCAGAACATTCCAACGGGCGTTGTGCCTTGCTGCACTTTGGAATTCGTGAAGTCACTCTGCCTGCCAAAGACCATTCTACCGAGAAACAAACTTAGCACCTGCATAGAGGTCTTCGGACTTTCCGCACGAAATTCGCATGATGCTCTAGACGATGCAAGGGCTTGTCTTGAACTTTTTAGATTTCTAACCGCCTAACCCCCTTGCAAACTGACACCCGTTTATGATATAATATATTCGTCAAAAGGAGAATATCAAAGACAAAGACAACAATCCAAGAAAGAGAAGTACTTATGACGAGGAATAAGATATTTTCGACAATAGCTCAGGTGTTGCTAATAGTTGTGGGGATGGTTCCAATCGCTCTATGTTTCGGTTTCCTAGCGGAAGACCCGCAGAGGTATGTGCACAACCTTTTTGTAGTTGGAATCTACGGACTTCTCTTCGGTCTTGTATCTCTTGTATTGTCCTTGGTGGATTAAAAGGTGAGCGGTACAATGGCAGACGATATGGACATAGAACTTCCTCTTGTAAAGGTAAGCAAAGAGGATGTGTATGGCGCATTGTTTGTCCATACGAACAATATGGGAGAACTATACCACGATTCCCTAATGAAGCTCCAGACATGGATAATGACCTATGCAGAGGATGTGGTAAAGCCACTTAGGGAATCCGGTAAATTCACTGACGAATACATAGATTCCCTAAAGAGGAAGACTTGTGTAATATCTCCTTTGACACTTACGCTCTATCTGCACTGGCTACAGATGGAGCAGTTCTCCAAGATGCCCGACTCGCAGAAGGAGAAGATTCTGCTGGAGAAGTTGCCGGATAGGTTTAGGGCAAGATACAAAGGAAATGCAGCCTGTAGAAATGCAAGAGAGGTTTCGCCGGACGAAGAGACAATTGGAGAAGATGGGCAGAGTGAAACGGAGGTTGTAGCCCACAAGAGGCGGATGACGTTTGTGGAGTTTCTAAAAGAGTTTGGCGAGGAAGTAAAACAAAACAAAACAAGAGGATAGGTGAGTATGGGCGAGAACGACAATGTAAATAGAAAGTTCCTTCTCAAAAACGGACGGCAGACCATCGACTACATCGACGATGCCGGCCTACTACTTGGATTCTGCATTGGAAGGGCGGTCCAATGTCGGTACAAGGCGGGAGTTGAGTCTGACAGAACCAAGCAGGAGAAGTTGATGAAAGACTGCAACTGGTACATCGACTGCCTTGCGCGAAGGAAGAATATGGTACGGGAGGAAATCGTTGCCATAGTCAAGTCCATAGTGGGCAAGATGGAGAAGGATAGGATAGTCACGGAGGTGGCGAATGGGTAAAGAGATTGACAATTTTGGAATAGTCCGCACTGATGTACTGCAGTTTGGAGTAGAGGGCGAGTTCTATATGATACTCGTACTTCGCCGCCGTAAGGATGTTAAGGGCAAGGTCGTCGAAGGAGTGAATGAGGATAACCGTCTAATTAAGCACTTCTTTGTATACGACAAGGAATACTTATATCGCAAGAAGGATGCTATAATTGCCCTATGCAAGCAGAACAATGCGAGGGCATACATACTCCCGCAAAGGAGAAGCCACGATATAATAATGTGGGCTCTCCACAACAAGACGGGTGAGGTGTTGAAGAGCGGTGCCAAGAACACACATTTCGACCATTTGATTAGGAGTTGCGTTGCGGGCATACACGAAGTACCGCCGAATGCGAAGTGGCACAAGAGGTGGGTAATAGACATAGATAGCGATGACGATGAGACAATGTATATTGCCAGTGGATGGGGGCGAGTTGAGAGTGGCGATGGAGTAATTGAAAAACTAAGCACCTACTTGGCGGACAAGATTCGCAAAGCATTAGTCTTGGCATATAGAAATCGGAGCGAAGAAGCGAAAGAGTTTATGCCTGAAATTAGCGGCAACTACAAGGAAGAAGATATAACACTGCTTCCTACACCTCATGGGTTTCATATAGTAACACCACCTTTCAATAGAGAGGAAAAGGCTATGAAGAAATACTTTGGATTTGCGATACCCAGTAGTTGGATTAAGCCCGATACAATGGCATTGCTATATGCACCCGAAACAATAGGAGAATAAAATCGTGAAGAAAGCATACATCGTTACTTATATAAACGACAAGGAAGGAATCAACCGCCAATTGATGCAAGAGCAGTTGCAGACGATTGGCGCATACAAGGAACTATCCCATGCCGCACGAACGGCATCGTGGATGATTATACCAGATGACGAGGCGGCGAATGCTTCCGCGATAAAAAATAAACTGTTCTCCGCTCTTAAGCCATTTGAGGATAGCATTAGTGTTGTTCGGATTGATGCTAATGATGCAGCGGGTGTAAATTGTCTTGATACAAAAGAGTTTCTAGAGAAATGCAAAGTAGAAAGTAGCGATGAGCCACGGAACTTCGAGCGGTTTAGGACTAAACACGAAGCATTCCTGCAGTATGAACTAGAAAAGCCTAGGTGGGTCTATGAGGATGGTATAGGGGCGGCGATTTTAGTAGAGTTTGACGAATGGTGCTGGCTTCCCATAAGGAAGGACGGCATATATGACAAGCGGAAATATCAATCGTACATATATAGTTAAGGAGATAGAAAATGCCACACAAAGTTGAGGGCGGATGGAAATGGGGCAACATAGAGCGGGACACCAAGGGCGAACTCGTAAAGGTTGTCTACGGCATCTGGCAGAAGAACGGAGCCAAGGGGAAGTTCGAGGACTTCTGGGAGACCGGAAAGACAACTGGCACGGCAACAAAGGATTCCGCGGCGGAACTTAAAGCATATCTAGAACAGTAAGGAGAAAAATCATGAAAATAGGATTCAAGAGAGTACACCCCGATGCAAAGTTGCCCACATATGCCCACGAGGGCGATGCTGGAATGGATGTCTATGCCGTTGAGGACACGACACTGTACCCCAATGCCCCCACTCTTGTCAAGACGGGACTAATAGCGGAGATTCCCATGGGATACGAGATTCAGGTTCGTCCGAGGAGCGGTCTCGCCCTTAAGCAGGGCATCACCGTATGGAACAGCCCCGGTACTGTCGATGCTGGCTATCGCAACGAGATTGGCATCATTCTCCTGTGGGCACCACGCCTCGCTATCTCGAACAGCATTTTGAGTTATGGGGATGTGTTCGCAGTCGATGAGGAAAAGGTTTCAGTGACAATCCACAAGGGCGACCGCATAGCGCAGTTGGTGGTTGCACCCGTGACTAAGTGTACTCCTGTAGAGGTAGCGGAAGTCGGCGATACTGACCGTGGCACAGGCGGATTTGGCAGCACGGGAGTTTGAACGATGCCTATTTCCAAGAAATATCTCGGAAAGTATTTCATTCTTCTCGATGGCAGAGATTTCTATGGACAATGGATAGGTTCAGAACAATCTCTTCCCGCTAAGGATAGTCATGAAGATGGTGCAGGTGTCTACTATTATGGTCCAGACGATGCAACTGCATTTGAATCTCTGAGAGATGCTTTGGACAAAGCAATGTCCCTAATGGGAAATTATCGGATAGATATTCTAAAATGTGTTGATGAGAATCATCGTGGGAAAGTCTGTGTGCTTGTACCAAGTCTTTATTCGTTTTGGAGTCCTTGGGGCGTTGACTATGACAATATGTATGATATCGGCGAATCTAAATGGTTTGAAGAAGGATATAGAGCAGAAAAATTAACCAAGGAATGTGAATACGAACGAATGTTGTTTGCTAGAACAGCACACATCATGGATGCTTAAAAACACAAGGAGAAAGAGCGATGAGCGAGACATATGACAAGATTCAGGCGGAAATCAAGACCGCTATGCGGAATGGCTTTACACTTGTCCGTGACACCCTGCGGATGGTTGTTGCCGAAATCAAGAACAAGACTGTAAATGAGGGCAAGGAGATAACCGAGGATGTGGTTGTCTCTTGCCTGAAGAAATTCGCGAAGCAGTGCGAGGATTCCATTGCATCGGCTGAGGCTGCGAATCGTAATGACCTCGTATGCAAGGCTCAGGCGGAACTGTCGGTTGTGGCAGACTTCCTACCAAAGATGTTGTCAGAGACGGAGCAGGAAGCACTATGCAAAGACCTTGTAGAAAAGGCTATGCCTGCCTACGGCGTGGAACCAACAAAGAAAAACTTTGGGATGTTGATGAAGCATATTCCATCGAACTGTGACAAGAGATTCTGCGCAAAGATTCTTCAAGGACTATTGAAGTGAAAAGGAGATTGACACATGGCTGACTTTCAGAACAAAAGAGATTGCGACACGCTCGTAGTCAATCTGTACGGCGGACCAGGTACGGGCAAGTCTACAGGCGCAGGCATAATAACAGGACTACTCAAGGCAAACGGAATTGACGCAGAGTATGTCTCGGAGGTTGCTAAGGACAAGGTTTGGGAGGAGAATCGAGCAGCCCTTTCCAATCAAGCATACATGTTCGGAAGCCAATACTACAGAATTTCCCGTGTGATGGGCAAGGTGGATGTCATTGTCACCGACAGTCCTTTGTTGCTTACCTTCATCTACAACCATGATGATTGTCTCGGCAATGCTTTTAATGCCGTTGCCCTCAATGTTGCGACCTCTTACAATACATTGGAAGTGTTGCTGGAGCGGACAAAGAAATACAACCCGAACGGACGCATGCAGACAGAAGCGGAATCAGATTCGATAACCAAGACCATCAAGGGAATACTCGATAGGTTTCGCGGCAACTACATGAAGGCGACGGGTGACATCTCTGGATATTGGGAGGTGTTCAAGGAAATCGCAAGGCGTCTGAACCGATTCGACATAATTGCGCAGACGAACGAGAAACTAAAGACGCTCTCGATGTAGAGACGATTATAGAAAGTGAGCGAGAAAACCCAATCCCTTAAGTGTAAAGGCAAGCAAAAAAAATATATGAAGATAGCCATAATATCCGACATTCACGGCAACCCGACCGCTCTACAGAAAGTCCTGAAGGACGCAGAGGAGCGCAAGTGTGAACGCATAGTCTGCCTTGGCGACATAGTTGGCTATGGCTATGACCCTAATGCATGCATTGACATAGTTAGAAATCGCAACATAGAGTGCTTCCTTGGAAACCATGACGCAGGGCTGATAGGAAAACTCTCTCTCAACTGGTTCAACGGGTTCGCTAAGAACGCGATACTGCGCCAGCGTCCGCTGGTGACGGAAGACAACAAGAAGTGGCTGGAATCGCTGCCGTATACAAAGGTCGAAGGTGCAGAAGACGAATTCGCATACGCCTTCACACATGGCGAATTGATGAATCCAGAAAACTTCGACTATATCCAAGGCTACAGCGACGCGGTGTATGAAACCCATTACATGAAGGAGAAGAAGATTGAAGTCCTGTTCATCGGGCACACGCATTGCGCTAATATCTTCTTCCTCGGCGACGACTACCGAATCAGCGAGACATTCATAGACTTGGAAGACGAAGCGGGGTACGACCTTTCGCGGTACGAGAAATCTATCGTTAATGTCGGCAGCTGCGGATACCCACGGAATCAGCCGTACATCATCTATGGCATCTACGAAACAACCACCCACGAATTCTACCATCGCATCATGCCTTTTGACTTTGATGACTATTTGGAAAACATGAAGAAAAAAGGTGCTGCGATCCCCTTGTGGATAGAGGACAGAATATCCGAAGCGCATATGCACCCTGTTATGTTCAAGTAGTAGAGGAGGCGGTTATGACGATAGGAACTGGTTACTTCTCCAAGGCGAAGTCATACGCAAAGGATGGATGGACGCTAATAAGCATAGCCCTCAAGGACGCTTGGTTCCTGCCTAGCGATTTAAAGATAACCTCACTAAAGGAACTTGCGCCAACCCCTGAAATACTCAAACTCAAGGATAATCCAGAAGAGTATGAGAAGAGGTTCCGTGCCGAGGTGTTGTCGAAGATTGACTGGTATGCATTGTACTCAAAACTCTGCATGATAGCAAGAGCGGAAAACAAGGAGAAAGTAGTGTTCCTCTGCTATGAATCTCCCGAGAAGTTCTGCCACCGGCACATAGTAGCTAAATGGATAGAGGATGGATTGGGGAAGGTGGTGTCGGAGGTATCACCAAAGCAGCAGCAAAATCAATCTCTTTTCAACTCTGATGTTTGACCCGATTATAAAATGGAGCGGGAGCAAGCGGTCTCAGGCAGATGCAATAGTGTCTAGGATGCCAAACTGCGAACAGGGACGGCTCTTTTAGTCTACCTTAGTCTTCCACTATTTCCACATTGGCATTGTTTGAAGAAATGCCCCCGATGTGGAGAATGAAAAGCGGAGAGACTAATGGCAGATTCAAATTTCTACTCGTACCTATATTCGCAGGCCGGCACGGTTGCCTTTGACGAACTATCAGAGGTTGTGGAATTGTCAAACCCTGAAAGTGTTCAGCGTGCATTTGAATCCTATCTTGAAGACTATTCCCCGCCATACGACATAAAAGAGGCACTTCTAGAAGAGAAATTCTATATGAGTCCGGGAGAGGGGCCGGATGGCGGCGACACATATCTACGCTATGATATGGCGATACCAGGAGTGGCCGAGCCGATAGATGCGGAAAGCCTAAAGACCTACTTTGAGGATTTTATAGAGAAAATAGGTGGAGTGAACAACTCCGAGAGTTCTAGCAGTGTCGAGGTAGAGTTGCTTGACAACGAACGAGGCGGAGTGGACATAGACATCTATATCGCACTAGGCGGCAAGCAAATCCGAAAACAGAAAGACTAAATGTAATGGCGGACTCTTTCGTCCGCCGTTTTCTTTTTCCGAATTGGCAAAAATTGAGGGAATTACCCTCGTTCTAGGAGGTAGTTATGAAAAAGTTTGTAGTGTACATGTCGGTTCTGGTTGCAATGTCATTCATTATGTCTGGATGCAAACATATAGACGGCGAAGGAACTCCAACGGCGAAGACCACAAACACCTATGTTGTAGTTGTTGGTATGGAGAACTCTCGGTTTGCAGGAGAGTGTCCAGGGGCGGGATATGATGCGGATAGGATGTACAAACTCCTATCGCAGTACACACCAAATGCCGTTCTTTTGAGAGATAGCAATGCTACAAAGGCTAATGTTGTAAATGCCCTTCGCAATGCAATCTCTAAGGCGGGGGACGGTCTGGTGATATTCAGTTATTCGGGACATGGAGGAAGCGAACCTTTCCCGGATACCGGCATTGAAGAGACGGATGGTCATGATGAGTTTCTCTGCCTATGGGACACCTATATGAGAGATAATGAAATATGGAATATCATCAACAAGAGTAGCGGACGCATCTTTCTGCTGTTTGACTGTTGCCATTCGGAGACGATGATGAGAAATCCTATGTTCAAGATTGTCCCGCCTCTGTCATTCGACCATACAATAACTGAAAATTGCAAGTTCTCTATGCTGTGCTGGTCTGGCTGTCCTGACAACACCTATTCTTATGGGGCTTCTAATGGCGGACAGTTTACGAATGCTCTTCTAAGGCATTTCAATGCGAGCAAGACCTATGAGTATCTCTGGAATGAAATCAAGAACGACAAAACCCTCCGTGCTTACGAGAATCCACAAAGTACGGTCTTGGGAAATGGATTTGCCGCAAAGCCGATATTTAGATGATATAGGGGAAGGGAAAGCCAATGACTAAGCGGGGCGATATTCCGTGGGGCAAGGTTCTGGTAAGATGTAATGCCTGCGGAGAGGAATACTTTATAGGCAGGAAGGAACTAAGGAACGAGTGTGGGAAACACAACGGCTGGTTTCCGTGCAAGAAGTGCGGGTCGCATGCTACGACTTGGAATATAGATGCTGGATTAGAAAGGGATGAAAGATGAATTTTTTCAAGTTCTGCGAGGATGAGGCGGTCAAGATAAAGGTTGAAGGCCTTCCGGTGCATAGGTTCTTTGCCCCGGAAGGATTCCTGCAGTGGGGTCTCGAACCAAAGCTGGGCAACTACAATGGGTATGCCCAGATTGTTGATATGCCAATAGAAGAGTTTATAGGACTTGCAGAGCCGATACCCGAAGACGACGAGAAGAGACATGCTCCTATGGAGAAGTTCAAGTCGGATGTTGCCAATGGAGCGGTCACGAACTGGGATGTGCCGTATCTTGTGATACAGGAGAACGAGGACGGGATATGGAAGGTGGTTGGACACGACGGAAGGCATAGGGCTATGCTTCTAGACTCATTGGGCTATAAGACGATGCCCGTCCTTCTACGGCTGCCAGATGCCGAATTGAACGAAGAACTCCTGCCCGAGATACTTTGGAGCCAGAACGACAAGGCGGTTCAAAGGGACAAGGATTTCTATGATTTCCCGATTACGGAAGACAACTTCCAAAAGCCCTATGTCAGTGTAAGCAATGGAGTCATGGTGTCAGGAGACGGAGAGAAGACCACCACAATAGCGATGGATGGCATTGACTACGGCAAGGGATGCGATGCCCCAAACCTAAAGCGGTATCTCGGTGAGGTGAAGGCAGAGGACAAGAGTTCGGAGTCGGGATTTAAGGGGATAGCCCCCGAATCCTGCACATCGGCAAAGAAGAACTTCGCCAAGAATTTCGTGGCAAATGTAGCATATCGCAAAGACAACACAATGCCTGCCAGAAACCTTAAAGAATATCTTTCCAGAAAAGGATAGGCGCGAGTTCCCTGATTGGCAATAATTAAGAGGATATAGATGGAGCAAGCCTGTCAGTGACCCAACCCTGAAGGGTTGGGCTTGCGGGTGAAAGAGACCGCGAGCCTGCGCTGACTAGGGGACTAGAAAGGAAACGAAGAAACAGAAATGACAGTAGTAGTTCGAGAGGAATGCATAGGCACCCGTGGATGGTTGTCCAAGTCTGCGGCTCTGCGGTGTGCGGTTAAACAGCCCTGCGAGGTAGGGGCAGTGCCGCATACAAGAAACCCTCTGGAACGCCCCGATGGGCACCTAACCCGCCTTCGGGCGGTGACTTACCCCGCAAGGGGTCATGCCGCGCGGGAGTGTACCCCCTCCCGCCGTGGCTCTTTTTCGGAACCGAAAACAAACAACAAAAGAGAAAGGAGGATGCGCAATTCCTCCCAACCCTAAAGGGATTGGGTTCCCTTGCGCATTTTCTATGGTAATGTTAAGAGAGAACCAGACAAATACCGTTAAAATCTGTGTAGATGCGTCCATAGATGTAGCGGGCTTTTCTCTTGTGCTGGCTGCCTGTGGGGTCATTAGGACGATAGCCGACATCTCGGCGGCAACGCTAAGCGTATCCTATTCTGCGGAAGAGGTGGCGAGGATAAGCAGTTCCGTTACGTATGGGACCTTGATAGTTTATGATGCCGAGGGAGCGGAGTACATGGAGGTACTCCCACGTTTCCGAAGAACTGCGGCGGACTGCGTTGGCGAACAGACAATCTACCTGACAATAGCTAGCACGAAAGAAATAGATGGAGGATCGGGGGGTGACACCCCCTCTGGGGATTACGTTACGCCGCAGCAACTCAATCAGGCGATAAACAGAGCATCACAGGCCGCAAATAGATACACCGATGAAGCCGTTGAGGGCATAGAGACCACGATTATCCAGGAGCAGCCGGTGCATGTTGTGGATGGGGAGGGACAGCCGATAAGTATGACGGTGCAGGAAGCAGTGCAGCAGATTGTCAATAATAGCGAGGCCATTGAAGATGCATCGGAGTCCCATCTGCATGGAAAGGTCAAGGATGAGGACGGCGACGGACAGCCGGACGACGAGACGCTCTATCTGAATTCCGGAAAAGATAGCATAGTAATTTAACTACTTCAGAAAATTAGGCGGGTGCCTAAAAATTGAAGAAAAACAAGAAAAAGGAGTAATGACTATGGCGAATCCCATAGATGAAACTGGAGCTAAGTATCTAAGCAAACTTAGCATGAACGGCACTGCCTACACCATTAAGGATGCGTGGGCTCGTGCAGAAATTGATGAGGTGAAGGCGGCCATCTCTGGTGGAACTCACTTCCTCGGTGTCACGACGACAACTCTGTCCGACGGCGCTACTACCAATCCGATTACCATAGGGGGTGAAAGCGTCACCGCCAAGAACGGAGACATCGCGCTCTGCTCGGTGACGGAGGGTGGGGCTTCGGTCACGGCGGAGTTCATCTTCGACGGGACGAAATGGCAGCAGTTCGGTACGCAGGGCGTGCTCAAGGCTCTTGCCTACAAGGACTCCGCGTCCGGCACAGTGGAAATCCCTCTCTCGTCGAACATCTCGGCGGCGGCGTATACTCCGCAGGTGGGCAAGGGCACTCTGTCCGTAACCACGGTTAGTGGGTCTGTTGGAGCGACAGCAACGGATGCAACCTTTGATTTCACTGCTGCAAATGCAACGCTGTCAACCACTACGGCAACGGCTACTGTTGCAACGGAGGATGCTGCGGCTGATGTTACGACAACGGCCACTGCCGCATCGCTGACCTACACGGCTACAACTGTAACGGCTGCCGGCCCGTCGGTCTCGCTGACCTATACCACGGGTACGTTTACCGCCCTGCAGGACGTGACTTATAACGAGACGACAGCAACGCTGTCCATTAGTTCCGTCACCTCGGATGCCTTTACAAAGGTGCCAGGAGTTGAGTCGGTTGGTAATGTCACCGTAACATACGACAAGACCTCTGCCGTTACTTACGACAAGACGACGGCGGTCACATATTCGGTGGCAACAGGTGCGTCCTATATCAAGGCAACGGGTGTGACCTATGATAAGGTCAGCGCCGTTACCTACGATAAGGCAAGCGGAACGTTCCTTTCGCAGGCAAGTCTCGATGGCGACCTTGCGGTCACGGCGGCGGCTCCGACGCTCACCATCACGAACCCGACTGTCACGGTCACGGTTTCGTAAGGCAATGGTGGCTATGGCCACGATTGGAAACAGGAGGGGAGGGGATTCGAACTCCCCACCCTCCTTTCCTTTTTTATGCGGAAACAATTTTCCTTTGCACGGTGTGGCATATAGTAAAGGGAACTAAACTTGTCAGCGACCCAACCCTGAAGGGTTGGGCTTGTGGGTGAAAGAGACCGCGAGCCCGCGCTGACTAGGGGACTGAAACGAAAGGTAAAACTAAAGTGACAGTAGCAGTTACAGAGGAATGCATAGGCACCTGCGGATGTGAGTCCAAGTCCGCAGCACTGTGGTGTGCGGTTAAACAGCCCTGCGAGGCAGGGGCAGTGCCGCATGCAAGAAACCCTCTGCAACGCCCCGATGGGCACCTAACCCGCCTTCGGGCGGTGACTTACCCCGCAAGGGGTCATGCCACGCGGGAGTGTACCTCCTCCCGCCGTGGCTCTTTTACGAAACCGAGAACAAACAACAAAAGAGAAAGGAGGATGCGCAATTCCTCCCAACCCTAAAGGGATTGGGTTCCCTTGCGCATTTTCTATGGCTATCAAGACTACTAAGCGTAAAGTGTCATCGAGGGATAATCCTAAAGTGATGAATTTTCTTAACATAAACGGAATGACGCTTTCTCTTGGCGACTTGAGGAAGTCTGATTTTTCGGCAGTAGAAGACCCGAAATGTAGTGTAAAGAGTCTTCAGACATGGGCGATACAGTTGAATAACATACTCCGCGGTTTTTCGCAGGCGCAGGAGGATTGAGTATGTTTTCTTTTACCATCTCTTCCATTGCGCTCGTGTGTACAACCGCGTCTTTACCGATGAGGAGATGGCACACAACTATGCGGTTGATGTGATGAGGTTCTATTCGGAGGAGGAGTAATAGCGATGAAGAAGAGAACACTACTATTTAGTCTTACCTTTGCCGCCGTAGTAGCGGCTATGACTGTCATAGGGAGACCGATATGCTCTGCCGTAGCCTCGAATGGGATAGAGTACACCGAGGAAGAGGAACTGGTCATAGTACCCGTGGAGTACATAGAGTCCACGGGGACACAGTGGATAGACTTGGGGATAGTCCTTAACACGGACATTGACTTCTACATAGATTTTCAGGCGACAGCAAAGCAATCCTGGGGATATTATCTTTTTGGGGGACAAAAAATTAACTATCAATATTACTACGGATATAACATGTATGTAGTTCCATCAGGACCTCCAAAAGGAATGCCCTCGCCTCAATTAGGTAGAAATATATTCCAGAAGATAGGTGATGTCTTTACCTTGGCAAGCAGTACATTTACATACACAGGAGATTATGTAGAAGATACAGTTCCTTGCTATTTGTTCGCAAGATACGGACTGACTAAATCTTTGATGGCAAGGATATATTCCGCCCAGATAGGCGACCTCGACCTCATACCCGTCCGTTTCACAAACTCACATGGAGAGGACGAGGGAGCAATGTACGATATCGTCACTGGCAAGTTGTTCCGCAACCAAGGCTCAGGAGCCTTCCTAATCGGTCTAGACCTCTAACGACTAGCGACTAACTCATTTTAACCCCGTTGCAAATTAAGGGACGAACATCTTATGAAAAATACGAAACTGAAGACGATGATGCTGGCGGTAGTGGCACTGTCGGCAAGCCTGTTTTTATGGGGGCAACCGATACGGTCTATTGTTTCTGCTCGTAGCACCAACATCATAGCCGATGAGATACCCTTCGACTGTCCCTATGTGACGGATGGACTGATAGCGATATGGGATGGTTTGACGGCAGATGGGCGCATTAGGGAATGGACTGGGCATTTCTCTGACATGTCAGTGGAAGGTGAGTTGTACGAAGAAGATGGGATGTGTGTGGCGGCGGTAGATTCCGTTCTCACGGTAGACAATTCTGGGATGCAGGGTCTGTTCGACGAAGTATTCAGGACGAAGAGCGGCGGGTATACGGTGGAGTGGACGATAGACTTCTCCAAGTACCCATATACAGAGAATACCTACCCAGAGCCTTTCGTATTCGGGTATAGATATTTCCTTCGCGGCTATATATTTCTGCGGGGCGGTGCTCATAGGGATTACGGATGTGCTGGGATACTTGAAGTTCCACCTAATGTCCCATGGAAAGCAATTCCTCCGATAGCCTACCACTGTGTTTCATATAGCGGTGAGGACAATCTAGCCGATGTCATATGGGCAGGTGGCAACATTTCCCAAAGCAAGGAGCAAGGGGTTCAATCGGGATGGATAGACCGTCTTGCCCCAGGCAAAGACTTGCATTGGAGAATTGTCCAAAGTGCCATTACTGTAGACCTGACTGCGGGGTGCAGGTTCGGGAGCATAAGGGTATACAACCGTCCGCTTACACGGGAAGAAATCGAGTTCAATTACCAGATAGACAAGGAGCGTTTTGGGATATGAAATCAATTATAACCCGTCGAGAAATGATAATGGGAGCGGGGGCGCTCCTTGGTAGCGGAGCGTTTGCATCGCCCGTGCGGAGCCTTGTTGGAGCGCATGGCATAGGGATGGTGGAGTCAGAGGGGTCTGTTATCCCCTCCGCCAGCAACTACATACAGGACGGTCTCGTCGCCATGTGGGACGGGGTAGAGAATGCGGGGTTAGGGGAACATAATAGTCGGTTGAACACTTGGGTTGACCTTACTGGGAATCACGAAGTGACGACGACGGGTACACCTACATGGACGAAGAATGCACTTAGACTCAAATCTTCAAACTATTTCTCTTTTCAGAATACCGACATAAGGAATGCGATACTGGCGCATACAATTACCGTTGAGATGGTTTATTCGGATTTGGTTTATTCTGGATATCAACCAGCTCTTATTGGATTATATGAGCACGGTGTGATATATTTCTATTATAACCAAAATGGTTCATTTTGTCATCAGTTTAATTGGGCTGGATCTGCATTCCACAATATAAAAACTTGCACAGATACAATCGTTTATACTACATCGTCTCATTGTGGAAATTTCATAAATGGGGAAAAGATTAGTTCATGGCAAGCACCACAAAAGAATGCTGGATCTAATACTTCTTTATGCTATATCAATAAAAGTATATTAGGTAATAGTTTCAATAGCGGCAACCTACATTGTGTGCGAATCTACACCAGAAATCTCAGCGATTTGGAAATCGCCTACAACTACGACCTCGATGTAATGCGCTTCGGGCTCCCCAAAGCATAAGGAGAAATCTATGACAACACGAAGAGAGATTATCAAGTCTGGCATCGGTCTGGCAGGCATCATTGCGGCAGGCAAAGCCCCTGCTGCCATAGTCAGGTCGCTCGTGGGTGCGGCAGGCACTAAGTATCTCGAAGACGGCAGCGGAATCCCCGAGAACCCTACTGCCGCCGACTATATTCGGGAAAACATCTTGGCGATGTGGGACGGCATTGAAAATGTTGGTTGGGGAGAACATGACAACGACTCAGCCATCTGGAAGGACTTGGCAGGCAATTATGATTTAGGACTTTATGGCGATTGTGTTTGGTCGGAAGATAAGATAACCTTCTCTTCGTCTGTGAATTCATACTGCAAGCGGCAGGGGCAATTTAGCCCTTATTCAATAAAAACTGTCGAGGTCGTGCTGTTGCCTGTCCAACTGGCTTCTAACAATAATAGTTATATTGTCTTGGCTTATAATGGCTGGAATGGTTCTTTTGGATTGGCACGACAAGGGGAAACTTTTATCACTGGAGCACAAACCAACTATTCGTTTTCTGCCGCAGGCTACGACCTTACAATACCGCATACCATCTCATATACGGGAGATAACCATGGTGGAACCCGCAGTTTCTATATAGATGGATTGCCGGCACCACAAGCCTCAAGACCTAACTTTAGTATTGACTGGGAAGGAAGAAGGACAACCCCTCCCGATGGATCTGGAATCCTGTTCAATTCTAATTGGGTACATCAACAGGGGTATGACTTGTATGCCGTCAGGGTTCACTCACAAAAATTGACCGACAAGGAAATCCGCTACAACTACCTCATAGACCAGATGAGGTTTGGACTGCCCACAACTTAAGGAATGATACTTATGAAGAAGATACTTGCCATAGTCTTCGCCCTCTGTGTCGGGATTGCATTTGCTGCTCCGATTAGGTCTATGCTTGCCTCTAGGGGCGAGGAATTTGTGGAGTCCGAGAAAGATCCGCCATATCCGCTTCCCGACGGTGTTGTTGCCGTGGAATATCTTCAAGGTGATGGAGCAAGCGGCATTCTCGTACCCTATAATATCAGAAATCAATATGGTACTATTTCTCTTGCATACTACAACACTGATTACACAAAATCTAGTTATGTTTTTGGACAAAGGTTGATTGGTGGAGCAAATAATTTTGCTTTTACACTGCAACATAACCGCAATCAAAATAGACTTTTTAGACAATATTCTCAATTCTTTGTGAATCCTTATAATGGTGGTAGTCAATGGTATTCCTCCTTAGAAAATGGACAGTTGACCAAACTGTTCACCTACAGCCTGGACATTAGCACGAAGACCGCTACATGGTACAACGGTTCCGAGACGGTATTGACCAGTAGCGACTTCCCTGAATCCTCAAATCTGGGAGTCTTTGGGGTGGCAAATGCTGCAGGAAACGGATTCTATTCATACGGTGTGATTAAGTTGCTGTATTTCAAGATAGAACAAGATGGAGTTATGGTTTATGACCTAATTCCTGTCCGCTTCCTCAACGAAGACGGTATTTGGGAGGGGGCGATGTACGACCTCGTTTCCGAAGAACTTTTCCTCAACCAAGGCACGGGCTCTTTCATCATCGGACCAGACCTCTAGCCCCTAATGCCCCGCCCCCGCTCCATCTCCCCTCTAACCCAGACGGTCAAACTGTGTTTATCCGTCCTTCTCTCCCTCTCCACTGGCTGCATGAACCTCTATACCCGCTGCCCAGGCACTAAGCCCAAAATCTCCCGCTGCTACCAGTCCACTAAAGCTATGGCTTCCATCTCCTACTCCCTCGCCTTCCCTCAAACACTCGACGGACACGACCCCTCCTTCTCACTCGATAACCTCGGCACTATACCTTTCGCTCTAATCTGCTGTCTCGATACCGCCTGCGAAGCCGTACTTGATACCGTTTTCCTCCCGTTCGACTATTTCGTCGCCCGCTACCGCAACAAAACCTTCGCCGCCCCCGTCCACTGCCCACCCTATTCCCCGCTCCCCATCTCCCCAACCCCAACCTCCCAAGCAGCATCGTCATGTTTGATGTAATCAAATTTCTTCTAGGCAGAAGCACTTGCCGCAAATGCATATATCGCAGGCTCTGGGGTCTATACTGCGGATTCCCCTGTGCAAAGGAAGCCATCTTCCCTGCTAGTGCTTGGCAAAAGTGGGGCTGCTAGCACTACACTAAACGACCCTATGCGCCCCTAACCGACCCTAATTGTCAAAAAATGTCCCCCATGCCCCGCGAAAACAAAGAGCAAACAGTTCTCCGCCTCATCGACGAATGCCGCAGATACGACCTCCACGGTCTCGACTTCATTCTCTCCATTCCACTCAAAGACCTCGTTGCCTCCTATAACGGAATCGGCCCCGACTCCTTCCCCAAGCCCATCTGCAAAGCCCTCGACCGCCTCTCACCAGAACTCCGCTGCTGCGCCCTCATACACGATGCCCGCTTCTCCTTCGGCGACGGCTCCCTCGAATGGTTCATGATGGCAAACGACGAGTTCGAATACAACGGACTTCTCATCGCCAATACCGTCTGCCGCTGGTACAATCCCCGTCGCTACATACTTCGCCACCGCGTCCGGGTCTATGCCGCCGCCTGCCGCATCTTCGGCTGGGATTCCTTTGTCGCCTGCTATTCAACGAAAGCTAGGTCAACAAATCCCGATTTGGCGGACTTTTGTTTTTTTCCAAAAAAAAATTAAAAACCCCCTTGCAATAATCCACAATATTTTGATATAATATCTTTCGTGCGGGGGCATATATAGTGTAAGAGGGAAAATATGCAGGTAAAATTAACCCGCCTAACAGACTGGCAGTTGGTTGTGGACGAGGCAAGGCGAACCGCTTGGAAGGATTCGCTTGGTAGAGAGCCGTCTCATGAGTTCAAGATGAGGGCATTGATGAGCCGCCACTCACCTATTCAGGCTCTTCTCTTTAGGATTGAATTCTCTGAACTCCCCTATTGGGTCTCCGTGCATCTCGTAAGGCATCATTCTGTAGACGGACATTGGGTGTCTTCTCAGAGGCCCGATAGGTCTCCTAGTGGTGCTAGCCGTCATTCGATTCCGCAGGATGCTCCTGTGTTTCACGATATAATACTCAATGCACAAGAGATTCTCTACATCTCGAAAAAGCGATTGTGTATGCAGGCTTCGCCAGAAACTAGAGTGGCATGGCAGATGGTAGTGGAAGAACTAAAGAGAATAGGAGAGACAGAACTCGCGGCATTTTGCCAGCCAGAGTGCTGGTGGTGCGGAAATGAATGTCCAGAGTCGAAGCCGTGTGGGATGTGTCCACCCAAGAAATTTCCGATACCATAAAGCAAAAAAAGGAGAAACAAAAAATGCAAGACAAAACCAAGAAGGTGGTGCAGAAATCTTCTCTTGCCCCAAAGACAGAGACCCACAAGTTCAAGAAGGGCTGCACCCCTTGGAACAAGGGAAAGAAAATGCCAAAGAAGGATTCGCCAAAGACCGAGGCTAAATCCAAGAAGAAGCCTATTGACGAGAACACCGTTGAGATTAAAATCGTAAAAGAGAGCAAACCGCTTCCGTCTAAGGAATTCGAAGGGAAGTTCGAAGACATTAAGGAGCATACTGCAATAAGTTTTATTAGGGCGGTGTTGGCAAACGAGCCAGATTGCATAAACATCGACGGACGGAAGTACTATCGCAACAATATTCTGAAAAATATTTATGACGAAAGGAACTAGTACAGAAAGCTCTTTAAGATAGCAGTGGACTCGCTGCTAGATGTTGTTTCCATTGGCGATGAGATGTCCGCCGAGATAATTAGACTTAGGAAGAAACTTAGAATTAAGAGTATTATGCTCCACATAGCCTATATTGCAACGATGACATTCTGTGGAATTGCTATAGGGAAAGGCATTGCGGCCTTTGCTAGATAAATATGTCGCTTCCAAGACTTAACCCCAAACTTATGTCTGCAGCCGCAAGAGCGAATCTTGAACGGCTGCAGACGAATCTTGGATTGAGCCGCCAAGATGAAGCCGCAACATCAAGAGTTGACGGAACTTCTCGAAGGGGACACCATAAGAAGACCTTAACCCCAGATATGGCGGACAATCTAGTAAAATCCGTTAATGTCTTTGACAATGGGAATAGAATTCAGATTCTTCTAGCAGTCAATCCGGCTCAACTCCCAACAGCCCAACAGAAAGGGGCATTTGTCGGCAAAGACGGAAAGGTTCATTTCTTTACAAAGGGTAAGGTGGCGAAGGCCGGGAAAGCCCTTGCAAAGGCTTTAGCCCCCTATGCAAGGATGACGGAAAGTTGGGGAAAAGTTCCGATACAGTTCACATTCGACACATATTTCCAATACCCAACGGGAACTCCAAAGAAAAACCTTCATAAAATCGGTCCGCACTTAGAGAGGCCGGATGGAGACAACCTACTGAAACTTCCGGCTGACATTTTGACAGAAGTCGGTTTCTGGAAGGACGATTGTGTGATAGACAACTATATAATTCGGAAGCGGCGAACCACCGGACCCGCCTGCATCAAGATGACGATAGAGAATCTGCAGCCTAAATTCGAGGCATTATACCGCGAAACGGAAGAATGCAACCACCCAACCCTATTTCAAAGTCAAGAAACGTTAGCCAAGCCCGCCGAGACAAATCCCCTGTTGGATGCGCTTAACGAAAAAACAGAGCAAACCAATTAAAGTAAAGGAACATCGAATTGGAATGTAATCGTTGCTGTCTGCAGCCCATAATACATGCCTTCACTCAGGCAAATCTAGAGAATTCGCTTGGTCGTATGAAGACAAAGCAGATTATTGCGGCTGTCAATAATCTCAAGGTTGTTTTTAAGGGCATGTGCAAGAAATGTCAGTCACTGCCTTCAGAAACTAATCACCTCATAGAAGACCTAAAAGAAGTATGGAATACCAAATTTGAGGCGATAGCCAAGTCTGTCATACAAGATTCTGAGAATATGAAGCCTCTTGTAGAAGAACTACGGCAGGCATTTCAGGTAGTATGTCTGACCTGTGCAAAAGTCTCCAACGATGACAATCCATCAAACCATGGACAGACATTTGTTTCACTAGACAGTGGGAATTGTCAAGCGGACTCTGGAAGGGCGAAGACTACCCATACAGACGACAACATAGTACAGTCACGTGCAGACTGGATAGGTCTGCACAAGTCTCCGGATGTAGACGATCATACCTTTGGGGTATCGCCTTACGATACTATGGTAATGAAGGAAGAGCCGGAACGTGGCGAGGCTTTGATGAATGAAACCGCTTCTCTGCTTCCGCCAGAAGTAGAAGATAAGCTCAGGATGGAGTTTTCTAATTTCGTAGAACTCGACATTCTAGACAAACTTCTACTATCCTGTATGATGTCTGGGATGAACATAGCGGAATTCGCAAAGATGCTATGGTTTCCTTACTCTATTGTAGACCCCAAGACTAGAACTGTCAAGGCCATAACTAAACAGGCCGCACATGCGAGATGGATAAATATATGCAAAAGATTTCCAGTCTTTATGTCTGTTGCGGTCTCTAACGTTAAAGACAACAAAAAAGCCCTAGCGAAACTCCGCGCATTCATCAACGACCCGAACGGAGACGAGCCAACGGATAAATTCCAGAACGGCAAGATGTCGGCTGTCTATGCCAAAGCCGCCAGAAAAGCCAAAGAAGAGGCGGAGCGGAAGAGAATGCTAAAGGAGAGCAGGAACGGAAAAAATCTCAAGAAGAACAATGCCGTTCCGAAGAAGGAGCCTAAACCCAAAAAGGGCATATTCCCGACAAAAAAAGAAGAATGTCTGCCGGGACTTTTCTAGGAGAATAGACTATGCAAGACTTCATATACCGACTCTTGAATAGCAAGGCTTTCCTTTTCGGATTCGTTTTCCTTCTCTTGGTTGTATATCTTGTAATCCCGGAAATCCAAGCCGAAAGAGAAAGACAAAAAAGAAGGAGAGAACATGGAGAAAGTAGAGATAGACCTGTTTGACGGCGAAGAGTCCGACCTTTTCGGAGAAGAGGAAGAAGACCTCTTTCCAACCTTTAACCCACCCACCAAAAACCAAAAACAAGGAGAAATCAATGAGCAGCAAGAAGAAGAGCAGCAAGAAAGATAAGGTTAAGATAGCCATTCGGTATGGAGTTGCCATACCTGAGAGAGCGCTGATGGATTTGCTTAGGCTAGATTGCGCAGGAGCATTGGTAAAGTTCAGCAAGGAATTTGCGAGGTGGAGTCCCAAGGAGATTCTTGCAAGAATGAAGGGACTTGGAGAGGTGTTTAATGTCACCTCCGCCGTGCTGGACTTGATTCAGTCTTCGTGGAAAGATGCTCTACGCGAATATGCCGAAAACACGAAACTGCCGAAGAATTTCTGTCCGGCAGGATGCAAGCCGGCAAAGACCGCAAAAGTCAAGAAAGGACTTACGGAACAGGAACAGCACAAGATTCGCGCCCTTAGGAAGCAGGGGTTGTCGATTAAGGCAATCGGCAAGGAACTCCATCGGGCGGAGAAAGTTGTGGCTGATTTCGTGAGAACCCTGCCGAAGAAGTGAAAGAAGCAAAAGGCAAGCAGAGAGCCGCCCGAATTTGGGCGGCTTTCTTTTTTGGCATAAAGTAAGATGAGTTTTGCCAATCACAACATTCTAGACATAGCCTTGAGCCTTATACCGCCCACGGTGGTTCAGATTCGCAAGAATCAAGGAACCGTGGTGAACAAGTATGGGCAGACGGAGGCTTCATATTCTGAATGGATTGATGTATATGGCATAGTCCAGCCTGGCGGAGAGCAGAACGAACATACAAACGGGGTGGATTTTTCAAAGAAACACGTCACTATCTGGCTAAGAGGAATTGCACTCGACGGTACTCATATACAGTGGGCACCAGACCAAATAAGATATGTGGGAGCAATATACAATGTAGTTGGTGTGAAAGATTGGTTTCCGTATGACAACTACAAGGAATGCGACTGTGTAGAGGCTATGAATTTGGCAGATAGTCAGAGGGGTGCGGCTATACAGATATCCTCCACGAAGAAGACGGGGACAAGAAGGAGACCGAGAGCAGATAAGCAGGAAAGTCCAATGCAGCAAATGCTTGTGCTGGAATCTAAAGAGATTGTGCCCACCACAACTCCCGCGCCACCCGAAAAGCCATCGATCTTCACGACAGAAACAAATACCGATGAATTAAAGAAGGAAAATTCCCTCGTCGGAAAGGCAAGGATTAAATTCTAAAAAAAAAAGGAAGTCCGAGGGCAAAAGATGTCCGCAGAGAAAATGAAATGTAGAGAGTGCGACCTATGCAGCATTGAGGACGAGACCTGCAAACTAACAGGCAGGAAGATAACCTTGGATAGCCTTAGGAACTGTAAAAAGGGCATAAAAAAAACGGTTTTAGAAAATGCCGAAAGGCACAATTGAAAGGAAGCAAAGAAAATGGCAGAAGAAAACATAACGCTGGCTGACTATCTGGTATCTGCGGCAACTCCTGTTCCTGCAGAAGTGGTGGCTACGGAGGTTATACCCAATGCGACCCCGGCCGAAGTTGTTCAGGAAATCATAGAGAACAACACACCGACCATACTGGATGAGATGATGAAAGACCTTATGGGCAAGGTCAAGAGGATTGGAATGTGCGCCAAAGACCTTCATTATCGTGCTAAGGGCAAGCCATTCTACGGGCTACATCTTCTTTCTGACCTTGTGTTTCAGGTAGAAGATGACACCGACCATATCGCAGAAATCTATTTCATGGGGGATAGAGGAATTGAACCGCCAAGAATGGACGAGGTTTACAAGAGAGCCATAGACCAGATTGTACTCTATCCTAGAGACGACAGATACTTCATTGGTGGTCTTATGGACATATGCCGCGTCACGATGCACTTCATTGAGGAAATCAAGAAGAGCGGAGACATAAAGTCGGGAGTCGCAGCAGTCCTTGACAAGATTTCAGAGCATTGCCTACTTGCAATCGGACTCCTCGACCAGACCATAAAGGGGGCTTGATATGTTTACTACTTTTTGGACTTGGTTTATAGGACTTTTTCCAAGGGAGAAGATAGGAGTCCTTTTTCTAGTTCTCTTCAAGAGCGGAATGTCTACTGTTGCAGCCCAGATAGCTGACTTAGACCTTCAGAGGAAAGCATTGGAATATGTTAGGGAACTCGCAAAGAGAGAAGACCTCGATAACTTTCAGAAGGCTAAGGAGTTTAACAAAAAGATGGCTGAGTACGGTCTAATGTTGGGCAAGGCCCTATGTGAATCCGTAATCAACTGTCTTAGAGAACTCGCAGTCAATGCACTAAAGGCCGAACGAGGAAGATGAAGCGGCTATATAGCGACAAGAGAAGCGGCATTCTGACGGATGTCGCTTTTTTCTTTCTGCCCCCTTGAAATCCGCAACCTAAATATGATATAATTTCCATATGAGCGAAGACAATAAAGAATACTGGAAGCCGTCAGTGACGGCAGACGTCGTGGTTGTAGACATTCACCAGGCGAAGTTCCGCAAAGACGGGGCATACATCAACATACTCCTCATCAAGAGGTCTGACAGGAGCGATGCATTCCCGAACTGCTGGGCTCTCCCCGGAGGATTCCTCGACAAGGGCGAATCCATAGATCAGTGTGCCGCAAGGGAACTCAAAGAGGAAACCGGCCTTGAAGCCGAGAACCTTATGCCTGTCGGCGTCTATTCCAATCCTAGCCGAGACCCAAGGGGGCAGGTAATTTCCCATGCTTTCATGTCGGTTTTCCCCTCTACCGACGAGAACCCCCTTCCCGTCAAGGCGGGAGACGATGCCAAGGATTTCGGGCTATTCAATCTAAAGGGTAAGTTCTCCCGTGAAGATGGAACCCTCAATGTTCGGCTTCGCTGTCCCGAGAACAATAAAGTCATTGAGTTCAAGGCAACCTTCTCACAGGGAGCCCTTGGCCTCCTACAGACTAAGATAGAATACAAGAGCGACGACAAGTTGGCATTCGACCATGCGGAAATCATCGCAAGGGCGATTCTTCGGACACCTGACCTGGTAATGCCGACCTCAACAAAGCCGATGCAATCTGAAGAGAAGTCTAAAGAGAAATAAACTTCTCTATACCCCCTTTACAACTGACCGCAAGATATGCTATAATTTCTTGCGGTCACGGGAAAAAGGAGAAACAATATGGAGTTGTTAGTTATATATGTTATTGGCATTCCGATAATGTTTGCATTTCTTGCAAAGAGGCTTGGAGAAGACACCTCCGAGGAGCACGATATGTCACGAGGAAGGATTATGATGAGCCTCCTGTGGCCTCTATTCCTTCCTATAATTATTTTTATGTGGCTGCAGACCGAATCCGAGGAGAGAAAGGAAAGAGAGCGGTCGGCAGAATGGAAGCGGCGAGCGAGAGGAGAAAATTGATATGTGGCAGAAACTATTATATGGATATGCTGTTGTAGCGATAACACTATTCGTATGTATAGTATTTCAGGGGAAGATTCTCAAGAAGGACTTGGGTAATGGAGTGAAGTTGGGATTTCTCAATTCGTTCATTCTATCATTCCTCTGGCCGATTTCAGTGACAGTGACTTTCTTGGGTGTGGGCTATGAGGTAGTTCGTACCTGGAAGCGGCTTTAATTTCAATACCAAAAAAACAACAAGGAAAGAAAGAAGAAAAAATGACTAACTGTTCGGAGTATGTTTCTACAGCTCATAGCGACAAAACGGCTGATGCCATTGCATCTCACCTGCTTGATGAGTACATCAAGCATGACCCCAAGGTGAGGTTCGCACTTGAGGTTCAGTTGAAAGACCACATCTGCAACCTTGCGGGCGAGGTCACTTCAACTTGGAAGCCATCTGACGATATTATTGCCGAACTTGTAAGGGGGGCAATCCGCAAGGTGGGCTACACGGCTGAGTATGCCGCCAAGTGGCCTGAAGGTGCAACCCTTAATGCAGACAAGGTTGTTGTAAACAACTTCATAGGGCAGCAGTCTCCAGACATTGCACAGGGTGTTGATGTTGACGGATGGGGTGATCAAGGTTGCTTCGCGGGAATGGCCACAAACGAAGAGCGGTATAATTACCTTCCTCGCGATGTTTACTTCGCCCGTGAGATTGGCAAGCGGCTTTATCGTGCGGCAAAGGCCGGAACCGCTCCCATCGGACTCGACATCAAGACCTTGGTTTCTACTACTAATGCACTCAATGTGGAGCAGGTCATAGTAGCGGCCCCGATGTTGCCCGAGAATGAACAGGAAGCAAGGTCTTTCATTGAGAAGACCGTGAAGGAAGTCCTTGACGAACGGCATCATATCTGCGACGAAATCATCATCAACGGCACAGGGGCTTATGTAGTCCACTCTTCCGTAGGAGATGCGGGGGTGGTAGGTAGGAAGTTGGCGGTAGACTTCTACGGGCTGAATTGTCCGATAGGTGGAGGCGCAACTTTTGGCAAGGACGGCACAAAGGCAGATGTGACATTGAACCTATATGCTAGATATCGGTCACTCAAGACCATTCTCGCTAGGGGAGGAGTGTTCGACAAGGTGTATACGAAGATTGGGTGCTGCATAGGAAAGAGCAAGTGCCTTCTGTCACAGGAAGATCAAGACCACAAGATGTTTAACCAAGAGGCTGTTGACATCAAGCCGTCAGAGACGGCAAAGTTGTTCGGTCTTGATGGAAGTGGTCGTGATGATATGTTCTTCCACCTCTGCGAGGACGGACTGTTTTCGTTTGTGGACGAACTTGCCAAGACGGAAGTGGAGAATAACTAAAAGGAGCATCAAACAATGGCTACAAAAACAAAAGCAACAAAAGCGGTAAAGAAGACAACTTCTACAAAGACCGTCAAAAAGCGCGAAACAACCGCAGACCTCAAGAAAAAGATTGCCGAACTCGAGAACCGATTGAACAAGACTCTGGAAGAACACGGGAATCTTCTGTCTGCTACTGCCAACATTACCCAGAAACTGGATGTAATGCTCGGACAGATGCTCAAGGCTCTTTTCATAGTTGGAATTGGGCCTGACGAACTTATGGCTAAGTGCCAGCAGATGTTCCGAAAGAATGTGGTTGCTGACTAATAGGATGTAAAGTTCTATGTATTTAGTGATGGCCGGCAACATAGCGGATTCTCTTGTGCGGACAATAACACAAGCACTTCCGTATGTAGACAAGGAAGTCCTCTTGGGTTGCATTAAAGAGGTTCTTCCTGAGCGAGGAATAATAATCGAAGCCACAAAAGAGGAACTTAGCAGCAACCCTAATTTGTGCAATATGTTCTATAGGGAAGTTGAGGTGGTTCCTAAGGAGACTTTCAATGGCTAAGTTCCTCAATCTTCCGATGAAGAAGAAGTGGTATGATATGATACTCTCCGGCGAGAAGAGACAGGAGTATCGTCTTGTCAAGCCATATTGGGAAACGAGAATCAAGAACTGGATAAAGCAGAATATCCCTGACCGTGCGAGGGACACAACGATTATCTTGTGTGGGGATAAGGAAAGAGACACAGAGAGAAGGCTGCCAATCTGCTTTGTCAATGGATATGGGAAAGATGCGCCTCGTTTCATAGGCTACTGCTACTTCGTTGAGATAAGGAGAATTGGGCTGCAAAAAAAATGGGGCGAAGGGGAATACCATGGGATTCCACACTTTGTCTTGCATCTAGGGCATATAGAAAAGGAAATCATCAATGGAAACTAATGAAGAGTGTTGTGCAAAATGCATCTACTGGAAAGAGAACCAGTATCGCGGAATGGCATCATTGAGCGAAGAACTGATAATGGGGAAGTGCCATAGGAATCCGCCCTCTACTGACGGGCATCTTTCATTCTTCCCCGAAACCAAGTCTTCTGAATGGTGTGGGGAGTGCAAGCTGTCAAAGAAAGGAAAGTAATTATGGTAGCGAAAAAAAGGGTGAATACGATAAAGAAGGTGTTAGAAAAGATGCGCCAGACTGGTTCAAAAGGCTAGTTAACGAATATAGAGAACTAGTCGAAAAAAGAACCAAATTAGGGAAGTTTCTCCTAACAAAGCCTTTCCCGAAAGAGGTGAGTGATATACAAAGAACCCGCAAGATAGATGCCGAATCTTCAGTTCGGCATGTGAATTGCGGAGCGATATACAGAAAGAGCGGCAAAGGCACAATCAAGTATACAAGGCTTGAACAATAGGCAATAAGTAGATGAAGTCAGACGAGACCAGGAAGTGCGGATGTTCCGCAGAGAGGCGGCAGAAGGTAAAGGAAAGCCGCAAAGCCACCGCCATCAGGAGGCGGGGGCAGATGGGTTTCGTCTACGAGTGCAAGATAGTGGAGAGTCGGCTCAACAAGAGGCAGATGGAGGAACTTGAGCGGCTTTTCGTGGAGGGGAAGTGGTTCTACAACCATGTCTTGTCGCTCCATAGGGAAGGTGTGGGGTTGGGGGAGATTAATGCCACTGCCGTCAAGGAGGTGGGAAGGTTTGACAGGAACCACGAGAAGAAGACAGAAAAACTTCAAGTGCTGACCGCTCAGGAGCGGCAGGGGATAATCGCCAGAATGGCCGCCAACGAGAAGACGATATCTGCCCTGGCGAAGAAGGGGTTGCAGGGAGGCGGGGAGTTGCATTTCCTGTCGGAGATGACGTGCATACCGCTGAAGCAGTACGGTGTGACATACAAGTTCAAGACGCCGAACAAGGTGCGGATAGGGGGAATTAGCGGGAGTGTGCTGGTGCGGACTGGCGGACAGTTGGAAGGGGTGGACGAACTGGCGAATGCCAACCTCGTGCATAGGGCGGACGGCTACTTCCTCAAGGTCACGGGCTTCACAAACATAGAGAATCTAAAACAAACGGAAACGAACGGAAAGGAGATAGGGCTTGATTTTGGAATCAAGACCAGTGTGACGACATCGGAAGGCGAGAAGATTGACGTGCTAGTTGGAGAAAGCGAACGGCTCAAGCGGCTGCAGAAGGAACTATTCCGCAGGGCAAAGGGTTCGAACAACAGGTACAGGACAATCAAGAGGATTCGCCGCGAATACCAGAGACTGACGAACAGAAAAACCGACATGGCCAACAAAATTGTCTCGAAACTGAAGAAATACAACACGATAGTGATGCAGGACGAGATGATTGTCGGGTGGCACAGGGGACTCTTCGGGAAGCAAGTCCAGCACAGTTGTCTAGGAATCCTGAAAGAAAAACTCATAAGGCTTCCGCAGACGATAGTGCTCGCCCGTGGAATCCCCACGACCAAGATGTGCCCCGTGTGCAAGACCGTGAACAGGTACGTCACCCTTGCGGACAGGACGTACAGGTGCGGTTGCGGCTACACCCAAGACCGCGACCTCCATGCCGCAAGGAACATGCTCGTCGTCAAGAATATGGTCTTTGGAAACAATTTGGAAAAACTACCGCTGGGACGGCGGAAAGTCACGCTCACAGAGTTCCGCACCTCTATCGGAGATGTAACAGTCTCCGACAAGCCGGAACGCAGAAGTGGGAAGATGCCATGTCTTTAGCATGGCATAGAGTTCACAGCGGATTCTTCTAGAGAAGCAACTTATTGCAATGGATAAATATGCAACTATTCTTTTCGCTCGCATAAACCTTGCGGTTGGCGAATATTCTAAAAATAGAGACAAGAATCCATTAATGAGGAGTTCACTATGACAACATCAGAACTTATCAAACGTGTAGAGCAAAGACTTAACAAGACGGGCAACCCTTCGCTCCCGCCAGAAGAAACTCTAAGGGCTATACTTGAACTCGGCAAAGAGCGAGATGCTGCCCTCAACGAGAAGCTCTCTATTCAGGACGAGATAGCCCAGCAGACCACAAAGATAGATGCTCTTGTCTCGCAGAAGGAGGAAGCGGAATTCCAGGCTAGACAGGCTAAGGATGAAGCCAAGGAGCAGATGTGGATAGCCCACGAACTCGGCAACTTCATAAGGGATGTAGCCAATAGCATCTATGTTGGAAAAGAGGTTTCGGCAGCCAATAGGGTTTATGACCTCAACAAGGGGTCGCTTAGGAAGAAGCGGCTCAATGCCTACAACTTCAATTCTCTTCAGGAGGCGAAAGATGCCTTTGCGGAGTATTGTAGAGAAACGGGTGTCCCCATCAACGAGATAAATATGCTTTCGTGGCTATTCAGCTATGCCACAAGGCCGTAGGTAGTGGTTAAAGGGTAGAGAAAGACCGCCGATTATATGCTAAGGCACATGTAAGGAGACGATACTGTGCTTCCAAAGGAAGAGACCATCATATTGGGCGGCAATGCCAAAAAGCAGGCATAAAATAATAAGTAGAGCGGTAGCGGAAGCTGCCGCAAAGAAGAGGGCGGATGTAGTTGTTACACCGTCCTCTCCTACTCCATACATACCAAAACCGAAGACAAGAGTAGATGAGATTTACGACCTTATAGAGGAAGCAAGCAATCTGTGGTTTACGGACAAGGACGGAAGACCTTGGATTAACAGAGAGGATATAGAGGACAAAGGCGGAGGAATTTATGTAGTAAGGTTTAGATGTCCATTGGCTGTCCTTTACACTAGGGTGTCTCTAAATAGAGTTGTAGACAAGGTGTGTGAAACTCTAAAATCTGAAAAGCGGTATTTCTGCAAAGAAAGCGAGGTTGTCTATTTCAACTCAATCCATCAAAGGTTCTATGAGTGTGTATGGGTGATATGCGAAGGAGAAGTATCAGAAAAAGATGAAGAAGTAGACTGGGAGGACAATAACTGTGAGTCCTGCATAGACACTCAGGAGGAGATAGATGGCGAACTCACGGACGAGTCAACAGCCGAAGAGGTCGACTGCCGAATAGATGAAAGTTTGGAAAATTTCGTCTAGCCCCCTTTACAACTGACCATAAGAAATGATATAATATCAACAACTTCAAAGAACAAAAAGGACAAGACGAAAATGAAACTCAATCCGATAATCAATAGCCTACTTGAAACCGACCAGTACAAGTTTTCGATGGGGCAGACTATCTACCACCAGTTCAACAAGGATGTGACTACCTGGGCTTTCAAGTGTCGTAACAAGAATGTTGTATTCACACCCGAGATGGTGCAGGAGATTCGGGAGCAGATTGCTCATTTCTGCACCCTTAGGTTCAAGGAGGAAGAACTGGAATGGATGAAGAATACAATTCCTTGGCTTAGCGGTGACTACATTTCGCATCTCCGTAGGTGGTATCCTAGGCGGGAGCAGATTTTTGTAGACGATGGAGAGATTACACGGAATTGTGAGCCGTGCGGTATGAGAATTACCGCTACAGGAGAATGGCTCGACACTTCCATGTACGAGATACCTATTCTCGCTATTGTAAATGAGGTGTATTTCGCTTTCAAGTATGGTGCAGGAGCCCTAAATCGTGCTGCACAGGATAGGTTTGAGAAGAAACTGTCCATGATGAAGAATGGATACTATGCCATTGGATGCTTCTCGGAGTTTGGTATGAGGAGAAGGTATTCCGCCCAGATGCAGGATTGGATTGTGGGTAGCCTAGCACACTTCGGTACATCTTTCAACACCTTTGTCGGTACTTCCAATGTCTACCTTGCGAAAAAGCACGGAGTCAAGCCTGTGGGGACGATGGCACATGAGTTTATCCAAGTTGTGGGACAGGCTCACCACGAGCACAATCCCGCCTACTCCAATCACTATATGATGAAGGCTTGGGTCAAGGAATACGAGACTGATAATGGCATTGCACTCACGGACACCATTACGACAGACTGCTTCCTTCGGGACTTCAACAAGACCTATGCCACACTTTTTAGCGGTGTGAGGCACGATTCCAACGACCCGTTTGTGTGGGGCGAGAAAATGATTGCTCACTACAAGAAACTTGGCATCGACCCAATGACCAAGACACTCTTGTTCTCGGATAGCCTTGACTTTAACAAGGCAACACAGATTCGTAATTATTTTAGCGGCAAGGCAAGAGTTGCATTCGGCATCGGGACATACATTGCGAACGACACAGGCAAGGAGCCGCTTAATATAGTGATGAAGGTGATAGAAGCGAATGGCTCACCGGTTGCAAAACTTTCCGATATTGATGGCAAGGGTATGTGCCGTGATATTGCTTATGTAGACTACCTCCGCCGCACAATCGACTGGCGTCTCGCACACGAGAAGGAGGTGTAATAATCTGTTACATAAGTCATAGTCATGGATAGTAAATAATCCACAAATTGCCTATTGCATCTTCCACAAAGATATGATACAATACAACCAATGTTGAGAGGAATCCCGATACGTGTGTACCCGAACGATGAGCAGAGAGCCTACATAAGTAGGCTCTTGGGCTGTTGTCGTTATGTGTACAACCATCTGCTTGCATTCCAGGAGAAGTTGTTCCTTGAAGAGAAGAGGGGTGCGAAGCAGTCGGAGATTACAGAATTCTACAATGAAGAGAAAACTCAGAACCAGTTTCTTCGCGAAGTCCACAGCAAAGTGCTTCAACAGTCCCGAATAGACTTGCAGACGGCATGGGGAAACTACTTCAAGAGCCTAAAGAAGTCTAGCGGCAAGAAAGCGAACAAACCGATCTACCATAAGAAGGGCATCAAGGAATCTTGTAGATTTCCCGTAGATGCTTTCATCGGCATCAGGGGCAACCGAATATCCATCATCAAGCCGTTGCGGGACATGCATTTCAAGTGCAGCAGACGGGACGAGCGGTACTTGAACAAACACCAAGACGAAGTGAAGAGCATAACCCTGCGGAAGACGGGCGGTGGTAGGTATTACTGCTCCGTGCTAATAGATGACCGCCGCATACGGCCGTTGCCAAAGGAAGAGAAAGATGTAGGCATAGACCTAGGTGTGAAGGATTCTGCAATAACATCAGATGGGGACAAGTTCGAGAATCCCAAGGCATTGGCAAAGGTGGAGAAGCAGATAAAGAGGTGGGAGAGAATCAAGTCCCGTCGAGAGAGGGGAAGCAATAGGCGGAGAATGGCGGTAGCGAGAGTGTCCCGTCTGCACGAAAGGGCTTCCAACATACGAAAGGATTTCCAGCACAAGGCGACGACCCGAATAGTCCGCGAAAACCAAGCGGTCTATGTCGAAGACCTCAATGTGGCTGGTATGATGAAGAACCACAAACTGGCAAAGGCGGTGGCAGATTCCTCTATGAGTGGATTAGTCCGAATGCTGGAGTACAAGTGCAAGTGGTACGGACGGGAACTGGTGAAGGTTGACAGATGGTATGCCAGCAGCCAGACCTGTTCGTGCTGCGGGTACAAGAACTCCGAGGTGAAGAACCTCAAAGTCAGGGAGTGGGTATGTCCCAAGTGCGGTAAGCATCACGACCGCGATGTGAATGCGGCTGTGAATGTGCTACATGAGGGGCGGAGAATCAGAGAGAATAAGGTAGGGCTGAGTTCGCCCGAACCTAACGCTCGTGGACAGGGCAACGGGGGAGTTTCCATGCCGCAAGGTGCGGAGACAGCCGTTCTGGACGAAGCGAGAAAGGAATGTGCCTAATGTCTATCAATGACTATAGAACACGGAACTATCAGTTTCTACTGCAAGAAGACAAAGATGGAAAAGTACGAAGATGTGGAACTGAGGATACTTGGCAAAGGCGAGAAGGACGGACAACCCTTCTACTTCGAAACGGCGCAGACCAGCCTCTGAACCACAAGAAGGAGGTCTAACATGGGAGAGTGTACTGATTTCTTTGCACAGAAGAGAAGCCTTCTTGCGAAGCCTGGTGAGGAAGGACAACATGCTTTTTGGGAACATGATATTGGGTTCCTTAATAAGGCATTCTGGTTTGATAGATTAATGTGGGATATGCCATCTTCATTGGAAGCCTCTGGAAAGGATAGAAAACTTATCAGGAGCGGCTTACATTCTGATTGTGAATCACCACTGACAGTAGATTTCTTGAAGTATGTTATCACGAAACTCCAAGAGATGGACAAGAAGGTTCTCGGGATGCCCTGCGACCCGAAGACCGACCATGCAAGTTATGAGTTTAATCATAATTGCGATATGGTTTTCAACGGAACTACGAATGGAATAGCCATGATGTCCGCAGTGGCAGAGGTGCTTGGTACCCGATGCGACATAGATTTCACATACCCTTGGGAAGAAAATCAAGATGAAATAGGGTCGGTTGGAATTCAGCGTATGTTGCAGAGCGTTATTGATAGATACAATGAATTGAACAAGGATGGGGATTGGATTTTGTATAAGACTACTGGTTGATTGTAAAAATGAGAAAACCGAAGGAAGTCTGAGATGTTAGTGTCAGAACTAATTAGAAAGTTGGTGAACATTAATCGCCCCGATTCAGAAGTCATTATCGACTCTCGTTCTTGCGGCTATGATTTCGACGAAGTAACGGATGTCAAATCTATGGATGTTGTGACCATTTATGGGGAGAAGGAGAATTGATATGTTTGTTGGGGGAATTACCAGAGAGTCTCTTGCAAAAGAGGCAAGACGGAAAAAAATGCTAGAGGAAATAGCACCGGCAAAAGACACACGCCCTTCTTGGAATACCTATTTTCTAAAGCTCGCAAAGGATGTCTCCGAGCGTAGCAACTGCTGCCGCCGCAAGGTTGGAGCGGTTATCGTCAAGGACAACCACATCATTGCTACGGGTTACAATGGTACACCCGCAGGAACCACCAACTGTTTCGACGGCGGCTGTCCTAGGTGCAACCACACCCACACAACAGGAGAGAAACTTGATGAGTGTCTTTGTGTTCATGCCGAGCAGAATGCGATATGCCAGGCGGCAAAGCACGGCAATGCCGTTGACGGAGGGCATATCTACATAACCTGCTCTCCTTGTCTTACCTGCTTGAAGTTGATAATCAATGCTGGCATCAAGAGAGTTGTTTTCAGCGAGTGGTACAAGCCTTTTAATGAGCAGGAACTAAACCTCATACAAGAAGCGAAACTTGAATATATGGAGTGCGTGAGATGACCAATAGACCTGGAATTATGGGGAGTATAACTCCCCGCATGGGGATATTCGGAGGAACTTTTTCTCCTTTCACTGTTGCCCATAGAGCGATTGTCAAAGCATTTATAGGCACCTATCGTCTGGATGAACTATATATAATTCCTACAATTGTTAATTATCATCGTGAGGGAAAAAACGACTTGCTTCTAGAAACGGACAAGGTGGAAATCATAGAGAGGATGTTAGACACACTCTCGCCGTTCTATCAGAGACGCATTTTTATAGACAAGAGCGAGTTTGCCTATAGAGACCTGTGCCTTGGTATGTCAGACGAGGCTTGGACCACACTTGTGGACGGACGAAGGTTTATTCATACTCTTCTAGACTTCAATGTGAGACATGGGATAGATAAAGATGTTTCCCGTCCTTATGTCTGTATTGGGACGGACTCCTTTGAGCATCTTGACCAATGGTATATGAACACGGAGATTGTGAAAATATGCAATCTTGTTGTTGTTCAGGGAAGGAACGATGTGTTTGTTTCCAGACCCAAAATCCCGCATACCGAATTTAGAATAGCCTATGACTACGAGAAGGTGTCGGCAAGCAAGATACGGGATAAGATGCGATGCCGCAACTGGAGTCACTACATAGCGGATGTCAAGAGACTAGACGAGGGGAAGACAACCCTTGCGGAATTAGGATGGATTTAACTCACCAAAAAAAACACAATATGAAATACATAAACCTCCGAATCAGCCCCAACAACAATAATGTTGAAGTTACCCGCGCCTGTTCGCACGGCGACTGCGACCAGATATTGAAGGGCGACGAGAACTACTGCCCGAAGTGCGGAAGCCCGTTGAAGAAACTCCCAGACCATCTCGACAAGGAGGCGATTATCGCCCTCGTCAACGAGAACATCGACAAACTGCCGAAGCCGCCAACGGCGGAATCTAAGGCAAACCTCGACGACCATTGTTCAACCACGGGCGGTATAGACGGACACGATGGGTGGACTGTGACCAACAAAGGAAAAGAGACTACGGAATGTCCCTACGGCAAGGGTACTCCCGAAATATGCGGGTTCTGCACAAGCAAAGGCGCTTGCACCATAGGGGTTCTAACCTCGATGCCCCCGCAGTACGATATGTGTCCGTTTCGCGGGTCGGGATTCATTCGCTGCTCGGAAGCCGATTGACAAAAACTCCAAAAAGGAACTTAGAAATGGAATCCTACAAATTTAACCCTGAGCAAGCATTCAACACAATCTCCGACCACTGGAAGAAGTGGGCTACGGCACACGGCATGGAGCAGTGGGTGGTCGGCATCTCCGGCGGAGTTGACAGTTCCGTGACGGCAGCTCTCGCCGCCAAGATATTTGGCTACGACAATGTACTCGGAGTCCTTATGCCGAATGGAGAGCAGAAAGACATTGAGGACGCCAAGGACATTTGCCGACACCTCAAAATAGAGTGGTGTACCGTCAACATCGGGAGGACTTATGAGGAACTTCTTGATGAGGTTGTGTTTGGTGCATTGAGGGCATATGGCATCGAGAGGGCTTCTACCGACACCATCACGAATATGCCGGCGAGGTTGAGGATGACTGCCCTGTATGCTATCGCACAATCCACTGCCAGGATGGTTCTCAACACCTGCAACCTATCTGAGTCCACGGTGGGCTACGATACGCTTTGGGGCGACGATGCCGGTTCCTATGCCCCTATTCAGGGTCTTACAAAGACCGAGGTGATTGCCCTCGGCGACTGGCTCGGTCTCCCGCACAACTTCACCCACAAGACTCCGATAGATGGCTTGCAGCCCAAGACAGATGAGGAGAAACTCGGCTTCACCTATGCCGACCTCGACCGCTATATCCGAGAGGACATCGGCACTCCAGAACTCAAGGCGAAGGTCGATGACCTCTATCGCCGCAACAAGTTCAAGACCGATATGATTCATATCGACGGACCGAACTTCTATGCACTCGCCAACTTCGTCCGATACAACAACCTGCCCGATGCAGAGAAAACAGTCAAGCAAGCATTTGCGGATAATCTCGACATTGTAAGGCTTGAGCCAGAACCACGATACCCGGAGGATGCATGGATCAACGGGGAGAGAGACGACAACGACAATCCGAAGATGCCGTTCATGGTTGCCGATGAAAAGGCACAGAACGGCTGGGTGTGGAAACTAGATGTCAACATCAAGACGGGCGAAGTCATCGGATGGCCGAAGGATGTCAAGGCAGAGGTTCATTACAAGGTTTGCGACTGCTGCCGCATCAAGTATAATGGAGAAGAATACTACGAATATGTACCCGACTTTCTTGAAATAGATGACGAGGGATATGGAGACTACATTATACTAACAATTGATGATGGCAAAATAGTCAACTGGAGCGAGTCCGACTGCCGTAAGTTCATCAATGATGTTCTCTTCAAAGACGAGGGAAAGTAAGATATGAGCAATATGCTAGAACAGGTAAAAAGTAGGATAGCAGAGCATCGTTTGGCGGCTGACGACCTAAAGAAGATGTCATTGCAAAGTGACACTGCTAAAATGTTTAGGGATGCTTTTGTTGAAGAAGAGATGGCAATGGCAGATAAGTTGCAGTCTAAGTTGGAAAAGATTGAGGAAAGTGAAAGTCCGCAGGGGGTAATCTCTGGCGATAGGAACTGCGATAGATTCAATAGTGGGGATTTGAAAGCTGATTTCAATGCGGCGATTAAGTTTTATATGGAAGAGACAGGGAAGGTTGTGTACAATGCTTCACCCGGATATAATTCGTCTGGGGATTTCATAATTTGGCTTCTGTCTAGGCAACGTTAGTAAAATGAGATTAACAGAACTTACCCCCATATTCGTAGACCAAATCCCCGAAGAACTCGAGGATGGGAAAATATATGTCTGCCGTAAATACAAGACGGCAACACATCTCTGCGCCTGTGGATGTGGTAAAAAAGTTGTCACACCTTTCAAGGAAGGTTTTTGGACATTGACTACTAATGACATAGATAGCAAGGTGACGATGAGACCGTCTATCGGGAACTTTGATATTCCGTGCAAGTCGCACTATTTCCTCACAGACAACAAGGTGGAATGGGTGTCAGTGGTCCGACCCTGAAGGGTTGGGCTTGTAAGGGGAACCGAACAAGCCTGCGCTGACTAGGGGACTAGAAAGGAAACAGAGAAACAGAAATGATAGTAGCAGTTCAAGAGGAATGCATAGGCACCCGTGGATGTTTGTCCAAGTCTGCGGCACTGCGGTGTGTGGTTAAACAAGCCTGCGAGGTAGGGCTAGTGCCACACACGATAAACCCTCTTGAACGCCCCGATGGGCACCTAACCTCCCCGCAAGGGGAGTGACTTACCCTGAACAAGGGTCAAACCAAAAGCGATGACATACATAATAGACAGAGACGGGAAGCCATTGATGCCGACGAAGCGCGGCAATATGGTTCGTCATCTGCTGAAGAGCGGTGTCGCCAAGGTGGTTCGTTACGAGCCATTCACGGTGATGATACTGCGCGATGTAGGTCATTGCGTCCAAGCGGTGACGCTTGGTGTTGATGTGGGGAGCAGGCACATCGGGCTTTCCGCAACGACTGAAAAGAAGGAACTGTATTCCGCACAGGTGGAACTAAGGGACGATGTGTCTAAACTTCTGACGGCTCGCAGGGAGTTTAGGAGGGCAAGGCGAGGACGCAAGCACAACTGGTATCGTCCAGCAAAATGGTCTAACAGGGCGAATGAGGAGGGCAATGCCGCTCTTCCGCCGAGCATCAAGCACAAGGCTGAATCGCACATTCGGGCGATACGATTTATATGCAGGATGCTACCTATTGGCAAGATAGTGGTGGAGATAGGGAAGTTTGATGTACAGAAATTGAAGAACCCCGAAATCCACAACGAGCAGTACCAACAGGGAACATTGGCAGGCTGGGAGAACCTGAAAGCCTACGCGAAGTATCGTGATGGCTACAAGTGTCGCGCATGTGGGAAGAGCAAACACAAGGATGGCGCGAGGCTTGAAGTCCACCACATCATTCGCAAGGCAGATGGCGGTACGGATGTGCCAGAGAATGTAGTAACCTTGTGCGAGGATTGCCATGCGGCTCACCACAAGGGCGAAAGGAAGTTGAAGTTCCGCCAAGCGCCACAGCACAAGGCGGAAGCCCACATGAATGCGATGCGGAAGTATCTGATAGATGCTCTTTTCTGGTCTGGCAGGAGAATAGATGTGACCTACGGCTACAAGACGGCAATGGCACGGAGTGAGCATGGCATAGCGAAGTCTCATGCATCTGATGCATACTGCATAGCAGGGAACTTCAGTGCGGAGCGGAATGACTATAATATGTATCTTCACAAGTTCGTTCGCCGCCATAACCGTTGTCTACATAAGTTCACTATCTTAAAAGGTGGAATCCGCAAGGCGAACCAAGCCCCAAAGTATGTGTTCGGTTTTCGGTTATTTGATTGCGCCCGATACAACGGGCAGGATTGCTTTGTGTTCGGGCGTCGGTCGAGCGGTTCTTTCGACATACGGACGCTGGGGGGCAAGAAGATTTCGGCTGGGGTCTCGTACAAGAAGCTCAAGCCACTAACTAAGTCAACAACAATTCTAACAGAAAGGGGGATGCGCGATTCCTCCCAACCCTGAAGGGATTGGGTTTCCTCGCGCAGTTTCTATGAAGGCGAAGAATCACAAGTCAGCATCTAAGGTCATAGCGGAACTTTGCGGCGACCCTTCGATAGAGAAGGAAGTCAAGTCAAGACTAAGGGCAAAGAGAAGTAAGCCTAAGAAAACCCGCATCATCATAGAACACGGCGACGAGCGGTACGAAGTAAAGTTCAACCGTGACTGTATGCGGACATGTTCTTTTGTTAAGCACACGCCATATGGTCCGTGCGAAAACTGTTGTTCTCTGCCAAGATGGTTTGAGAAAATCGTCCAGAAGTTTCCTGAATCACATCTGAAAAGGATAGACAAGGAATAAAGATATGAGAAAACTACAGACATTCGACTTTGCCACTGTGGTATGTGACGGGTGTGCTTGTCGCCTAGACAGCAACTTCGATGGAGAATGGCTATATGACTATGCCGAACTTGTCGAAGATAAACTCGAAGATATGGACTGGCAGAAGGTTGACGAGAAGGACGACGATAGGTGGTTGTGTCCTAATTGTGCCAAGGACGAATCGCACCGCAAGCGCCCAGGCGAAGGGCGAATTATTATAGACAAGACCCCTATGTTTAGTTTGGCTTGTGATTTGTGCGGAAAGACCTTTGAGGATAGCGAGGGGTATTCCTTCTGGCAAGATGAGAGTTATATGCATGACAATGCGGGTAATAATGAATGGATGGAAATCGGTGGGAAGTGGTACTGCCCGGATTGCTATTGTACCTGCCCTGCTATGCAGGACGAGGATGAGGTTAACTGGAAAGAGAAGTATTGCAAGAAGTGTCCCTATGAGAAGGACTGTGGTGAAGTAGTGCCATTAGATAAACCAAACCCATCGTCCGAATGCAAGTATGCCTTTAGGGGCGAGGATGGGAACTGGAAGAGGTGTCCGCACTATAAGACATGCGACGGTAAGACATACCACCCAGATGAGTGTTGCCTTATCGCCAACGGCGGTGATGAGTGCCCTCGTGTAGCCTATTGGCGAGACAAGGGGATAGCAGAGCAGAAGGCAAAGAATGCCAAAGTGAGGGAAGAGTGCCACCTTGACCCAGAGGAGGATTGAGGAATGTCTAATCCGTTTAAGATTCTACATGAAAGACACCCACGCATCTGGTGCGTCACCATTTTCGTGCCGATGGTCGTGATTACCATCGTCGCAGTGCCTATGGTATTCCTGTTTGAGATTATCGTGGACATACCAAGGATATTGAGCAATTTCTGGAGCGACATTCAAGGATTGTGGTATCGCCCAATGAGATACTGCAAGGATGTAGTCGGTGGTGCTTGGAAGGTTTGGATGGAAGGATGGAAGAGATAGAGCCGATTTGACAACTGCAAGCCATAAATGCTATAATACGCATTGAAAAAACCTAAACAGGAGAAACAAAAATGAAAAAGAAGGTCACACGGGAAGAGGTTCTTTCCTCAATCATCAAACTCATCAACGAGCATCGTGAAGATGTCGTGGAGGAAGATGCATCGCTTGGGCGTTTGCACATTGGTGTCCAGACGCTGATGTGGATGTATGACTGGCTCTGTGAAGAGTATTCCAAGGTCAATATGGAGCGACCTCTCGAGGAAGAACTGAGGACTCTTGTGCAGGGAGACACGCTTGGAAAACTGGCTGACATTGCCATGGCGCATATCAAGGGCGATGGTGAATACGAGGTGGAGGAGAAGTCCGATTCGCCCGATGAAAAAGTTTGGAGTGTCTGGATTCAGAAAATAGAAAAGGCAAATTCCTCGGAAGGCGTGAATGCATTGCGGGGACCAGAGGAGATGACAAAGGCAGAGTTCATGAAACAGTGCGAGGAGTTTTGGGATAACAGGGGGTCGCACTGTGATGACTTTGAGATTATGTCTATTAGGCTGACTGAGGTGACGGCATGAGACGAATCTTCATTATCCGCAAAGACCTGCACCTCTCCCCCGGCAAACTCGCCGCTCAAGTGGGGCATGCGGCTGAACTCTACTGGATCAACATTCTCAAAAATGGCGGCTCTTACACCAACTATAGCAGAGACAATAATCCGACGGCCCAGTCTTTCGAGTTCTTTGTACCGTATGAAGTCTGGACAGACTACATTAACGGCATATTCACGAAGACCATCTGCGAGTCCCGCAACCTCAACCACCTTCTGAAAGCAAAGGCGATAGCCGACGAGTTGGGGTTGAAAGAGAACGAGGACTACGGCTTCATAAACGACAAGTGCCTCACAGAGTTGAAGCCAGAGAACGAGGATGGCACGACTACGGTAGGAATGTGGTTTGCACCTCTTGCGGACGAAATCGCCCATAAGATTAGCAAGAAGTTCCCGTTGTTGAAAGACCATGCCGATTTCAGAATCCCTCTCCGCGACCGAGAATGGACTATCAACTGGCACAAGTGCGGGGATGGGAAGGAATACACTTTTAAGACTCGCTGCCCCACAGAGATTGATGCGTTCAATGCTTTGCTCCAATCGGAGCCAGGAATGTGTGCTGGAGACATAATAGTTAACAGTCTCTATTCTTAATGGAAAAAGCGAGAAAGGAAATGAACATGAAAAAAGCGAAAAAAGGAAAAGCGAAGCCAGATTCTACTAACAATCTTGGAAAGGTGGCTTTCGGGATGATGTCTTGCGCTGCTTCGGCGGCACTGGAAGACATTGAAGCGGGAGAGGGCAAAATGAAGAACACGCTCGCCAATCATTTCACGCGAGATTTCTTCTGCTCAGAGAAATATCACCGTGCTTGGTTGAAAGCCCTTCGCAAGGCAGTCAAGGAGTTTGCCAAAAACGACAAATCCGAAGGTGGGTCGCGAACGCGAAACCAGTTAAATGCAATTTACGATAGACGCGAGAAAGAGTTAATCAACTTGAGTTGTAAAGACATCATGCGATTCGGGACGGTCAGGCGGTGGCTAAAAGAATTGCGCGACCTCTTCAGGGAACTCAATATTGAATTGACATGAAGAAAATCCCCACCCTCTTTAAGCGTGTCTTCACTGAAGACCACCAGAAGACTATCACCCGCGAAGTCACGCCCGGATGCGAGTGTGTTCTTCGTGGTGAGTGTACTGCAACGGTAAAGTGGGATGGTGCCTGCTGTGCTATAATCAACGGAGAGATATGGAAGCGGTACGATGCCAAGCATGGTAAGAAGCCCCCCGAGGGTGCGATACCATGTCAGCCTGAGCCAGACCCTATTACGACACATTGGCCGCATTGGGTGAAGTGCGACCCCGCCAACCCCGCAGACAAATACTTCTTGGAGGCATATCGCCACTTCCAGCAGTTCCCATTGTTGTCGATTAATAATGCCCAGCCATATAATCTTGGGGCTTTTGACGGCACCTACGAGGCCGTAGGACCTGCATGGCAATCTAACCCATACGGACTTGCTCGGAATACCCTACATCGCCACGGCGATGACTTCATAGGCGACCTCTGGCTCCGTGATGACGGGAAGCCAGACACCTTCGCCTACAACAAGATTCGCGGATATTTGGAGACCCACGAAATCGAGGGGATAGTGTTTTGGCTCGACGGACAGCCCCTCTGCAAAATCAAGCGCAGCGACTTCGGGTTTGAGTGGCCTGTTAAATCAAATAAATCAAAGGAGGCTTAAAATATGGACAATGAAATAACCATCAATGGCGTCACCTATGTGAGGAAGGACACCATAGCCAAGGACACGGTGAAATATGAGTTCAAGAAGGGATGTGAATACTTCACATTCGCTTCAGGTAATCCAGACGCAAAAATGAACGAACTGCAGAAAAATTTTCCAGAAAAGAATGTCTTTTTTGTTGGAAAGGCGGGCTATTGTGGAAAGGTGTGCCTTGAAGTTGACATCGAGGACATAACCGTAGACTTCCTCAAGAAACTTCTGTATGTGAGTAGGGACTTTTTCGAAATCATAGACAATGAAATTGCTTTCGCAGCTATGGTTACAGTGGAAATGTGTAAACCAACTCTACACAGATAACGAAAGGAGAAGTCTAATGGATAGATGGGTATATTGCGATGTCCCAAGAGAGGTACAAGGCGATGCGGATGCTTTAGTCTGTGTAGTTGATAGGTCTGCATATTTTATAAGAGATGCGATTAGTTGTAGTCAAATTAAGCATTTGAAAGAAGTGTTCGAATATGCAAAACAAAGAGAAGATGCATTTTCTCGCGGAGATAAGCCGCCGACAAGTCCTTGTTCGGTAGATGATGAAAATTTTATAGGCATAATAGCGTCCCTTCGACCACAAATGTGGGAGAAGATTGGAAAAGGAAATAACGACTACCAATGTACACTAAAGGAAGGTATTACAAAGGAGAACTTTGCCGAGTGTTGTAAGGCATACAATAGGAGCAAAGGATTACATTGTGAGTTTGACGGTGAAAAGCCAAATGCCAAAGGAGAATAGAAAAAATGCAATCACCAGGAGAAAAACCTTTTAGCATGGAAGAATCTCTACAAGAAATTGAGAGACAAGTTGAGATAGCAATTACCTCTGTCAAAAAGATGGAAAAGTATGATGGAATCTGGCACCCTAATGCAAAAAAAGGTGTTAGCCTTCCGTTTACTGATGCTGTCGTTATTGCTCTGCATGCAATTCTTGGTACTGCAAGGCAGATTCGTAGCAACATTGAAGAAACTCGAAAGGAGAAGGATGCTGAATGCCGCGCTCTACGGCATCTAACGAAAGGAGATGACAAGTGACCTACGAATACCTACTCCCCAAAGACAAACTCCGCAAGGTCATCGACGACAACGAGATGCAACAGCCCGACCTCGGTTCATGTGAAGCCGGGTTCCCGTCCCTGCGGCAATACTGGGAACTTCTCTCCCCTGAAGACCAGAAACTCGATGTCGATTCCCTCGTATACCATTTCGACGAAGACCTAAAGCACCTCGGAGCAGAGATTTTTGGAACACCAAAGGATTAAAAAACGGAGACCTAATGGCTAATCAACAAGAAAAGATAACCGCCAAGGACATTCTGTCTCTCCTTCGCCAGAAGTACCTCGACTCCCGCGAGTGGGTAGTTGCCTCGGAAGTCCAGCGCACGACAGGGTGGAGCGACCGCCGATACGACTTTGTGGCGATGAACTGCTGGAACTCAAACTTCTACAAGATAGAGGTTGTTGAAATCAAGGTCAGCAAGTCCGACCTTCGCCACGAACTAGAGGAAGCGGAGAAACACACTGTCATCTTCGACGAGATAGACTACTATTCCCTTGCCGCTCCCGCCGAGATAATCGACATGCGGATTATCCCGCCCAAGTGGGGAGTGTATGCTTATACGGATGGCAAACTGGTTACTAAACGGAAGCCCCTGCATCTCCACGATGAATTCAAGTCCACTGTGAGTCGCACCTTTGCGGCATCGTTTATGAGGGCGGCAATCGCCCAGAATATGGAGAAGACGCTTTTGTACGACGAAAAGCAGAAGGCGTTCGAGAAAGGGTTTAAGGAGGGCAGGGAGTCCTGCGGATTCGCCGCCAACGAGCGAGAAGAGTTTGAGCGGCTAAGGGACGAGAATCGTAGAGTTCAAGAAATTCTCTATTCTTTAGGTTTGTATTCAATTCTTGGGAAAAGCGAAGCAGCGAAGAGCAAGGTTGAATGGCTAAAGAAAGCGAAGAACATAGTGGAAACACTAGATGTCGGAAATCTTAACTATTCTCTTAACAATATGAAGAGGGCTTTGGGGGAAATGGAGAACACGATGCAGGAGTTTAAGAAACTTCAGGATTCCGCTTCGGCCCCTTGAAAACCGAAAGCTGAAAATGATATAATATAGGCAAACCTAAAACAAACATAGGAGATAAATAATGAGCAAGAAGGTAATAGTTGTAGTTGATGTACAGAATGATTTTGTGAAGGGTGGAGTGCTCCCTTACGGCTACCCACAGAAGGATATTGTTGGGGATGTCTGCGATTATGTCCGTAAGGCAAGCTCTGAGGGGCATCGCATTATTGCCACACGTGATACTCATCACGACAACTATTTAGAGACATTGGAGGGCAAGAACCTTCCGGTCAAGCACTGCATTCACGATACTCACGGATGGTCACTTGTTCCCGACCTTAACGAAATGTATGCGGCGGGGAAGTTGACCGTGTTCGATAAGCCAACCTTTGGCACTCCTCTGGTTGGGGAGTATGTCCGTGGCATTATAGAGAGTGAGACGATAGATGAGATTGAACTCATTGGATTCGACCTCTCTATCTGTGTGCTTGCAAATGCCGTGCTTCTTCGTTCAAGATTCCCAAATATGCCCATCACCGTTCGTATGGACCTCTGTGGAGATGTTGACAAGAAGAGTTTCAAGGCAGCCTGCGAGGTGCTCCATAACCAGCAGATTCGGGTCTGCTAATGGGATTTGCATTCCATAGGAAAAGAAAAAAGACTGGTGCCGATGTGATCAACCACTTCAATCTTCGGTGCATGGAAAGAATTGGAATGGTTCTTTCTCAGGACGAATTGAAGCATAGAATGTTGAGTCACAGGTTGAGGTCTTTGGGTAGAGAAAGCAATGCGAGGACACACTTTCTTGTTCCAAATGATATGCTTCCGTTCTGGCATAAAGAGGAGATGGTGGCGGTGTACGACAAGAAGCGCCACAACTTCGTCACCGTACTTTTCAATAATGGAGGAGAGTTCTTTGAGACATCTAGTTTTGATTAGTATCATCTCGCTTCTAATGGCGGGAGGATGTATCACCAAGAGCGGAGACAATGGCAATAGACCCATCGTATCTCCGACAAACATTTCTACCGAAGTCCACTCCGACTCGGACAAGGTTCTGCCGCAGTATGTGCCTTGGTGGGTCAGGGGGGAGGATAGTCTATGACGATACAGGAAGCGAAGCACATTAACCGAATCGACTATGTTTCGGGTTTCTTCATTTCCCTTCGGCAGGCGTATGCGGCTATGCGCGAAACCCTTGGTGAACAGGAAGCAAGAAAAGAATACGACAGATGCATATTCCGTCTAATAGATGATTATATTTCCGCCGCAGTCGAGGGGTACATATCTAATACGGACTTCATTTCGCTGATGAATGCGGTCAATGACTGGAAAGTGGCTAACGACCGATATTTTGCAAGGAAGGAAGTTCCTAATGCACTAGAGGAGAAGTTGGTCAACCGTGATGTGGGGATGGTCGGCCGGGAAGCCAAGGTGTATCAGGACGAGTATCGGCTAGGATGCATACTGACCCCCGACAATCTAGACGAACTCCCGCTCCTCGCGCCTAGGCGAGACTTTGTGGCTCCGGTAACGGTGCCGCTTATGGACTACTGCCTTCCGACCAAAGACCAGGGCAGACTCCCTTGGTGTGCCGCTTTCTCCGCAGTAGATTTCGCATCGAATATCCTATGGAGGAAGAACGACTACCCTACGGAATTCTCCCCCGAGCCTATCTATCGTAAGGCCAAGGAGATAGATGGAATGCCGAATGCTGACGGCACTTCTCTTGTTGCCGTTCTTCAAAGTCTTCTAGATTCGCGCATATTCGACCCCACAAAGAGCGAGGTAAAGGTACTGCGAACCGTCGATCAGGTCAAGTATGCCGTCCACAAGTTCGGGTGCTGCCTTGCTGGGCTAAACATATCGAAAGAATGGTACGATTGCAACAAGCATAAGAACACGATAAGCGGTACGGGCAATCCCAAATTGATAGGCGGACATGCAGTGCTGGTTTGTGGCTACCTTGATAAGTATGTGGTTATACACAACTCGTGGGGAGTAGACTGGGGTTCGTATGGTTTCGCATACATCACGTGGCAGGAATTCGAGCGAGAGTTCATATATGGGGCCGTGCTTGACAACTGTCTCTATGAAATGCGAATGAACTAAATCACCCCCCTTTACATCTGACCGCTATTTGTGATATAATATACATCACGGCTTTAAGAAGGGATTTTACAATGCAATATACAATCGGGTATAAGAATAATAAAATAGAGATATGGTTAAGACAGGTGACACAAGATTGTAGTTGTGTACACTAACATACTTTGCGAGAAGCTAGAAAATGTGCGGAGTAGCAAAGCCAGACCGTTCCGTAACCCTCTATGAGGGGCATATACGATGCATTATGGAACTAGACACACCTAGTGAGAAGTTAGCCGCCCTAGAGACAGTGTTTGCCATTGCATTTCCACCCGATGAAGATAGGGCATATGTTCCGCCGGAACTACCATCGGACGGAAGCAAATTGTCAAAGGAAGACAAAGCAAGGCGACTGGCTTACAATATTTTCAATGGGCTCATAAGGTATCAAGGCAAGAAGGGAGATATACGGACTAAAGACAAGAGGAAGGTAGAAGCGGGACGACTTGGTGCTTATACGAGATGGGGGGATTCTAGTGCTTCAACGGTGGATGATTTTTCAAGGGAGAGGTTTCAGCAGACGAGAGATGATGCCGAGGTTTCCAATGAGGCCGAGATAGAGAAAAAGGAGATAATCAAGTTTGCTAAAGATTCTCCGCCCCAGGCTATAGCGGGAGATGACTTCAGCAGCGTATATGAGGCTGGAGCATATAAGTACAAGAAAGAACTTACCAAAGCAGAAGAGGAAGCCATAGCGGAATGGGATAGGAAGATTCCGAATGCACAGGCATTACATGGATTTATAGAGAAGAATTTTCTTTATGCAACAAGACCCACGGCTATCAAGCCTGATTTCTGCGAGTTTGCCTATAATAAACTTGCAAAGATTGACAGATGGATAAGTTCAAGAAGCAATAGACCTTTCAAGGACATAAGGGCGGCAATACACTATATAGCCCTAGATTACAAGAAGCAGTTGGGAGAAGCGGAAAGAGCCGAAAAGGAAGAGCGGCGAAAGAACATGGAAGCAGAGTTTCAGATGAAGAACTCCGAACTCTCCCAGATGTCGGCAACCGACTTGGCAGACTTGGAACGCCGTAGAAGGAGACAGGCAGAGAAAGAGGCGGCGGCAAAGATAATGAAGGGAGAATTGTAACAGTGCGTCAGCCGAAGGAGATAGAGTTTGCATTTCTCGGTTGCATCTTCGATAATCCCCCTACGCGGATTCCAGATGCCCTCAAGGTCAAGGCAAACGTGGACTGGTTTTCCGACCAGTCGTGTAGACTTGTCTGGGCAGCCATAGACTCCGTTCGTCGCAAGACGGCCATAGAAAAGATTCGACCTCTCGTGATAATCGACGAGGCAATACGGCTGTCCAACCGAAAAAAGTCGCCGTTCTACGGTTTCAAGATTTCAACGGATTTCATAGATGAGGCAAAGAAGTTCCGCGATGCCGCTGAAGACGACGAGACAACTACCATAGCGGCATATGCTCCGATTCTGCAGGAGGCGGCAATTGGCCGAAAGCTCAACGAGGCGATGGAGTCCGCCAGTGTTGAGGGGAAGTATAGTTCCAACTCCGTGAGGATGATGGAACTAGCCAAGCAGATTCAGCAGATACAGAAGGACGAAAGCCCCGAGTCCGGTATAGATGTAGGCACCCTGCTTGACAATATGCAGGAATCCTATGACAAGGGATACGAGGAATATGCCGTCAACCACAACTATAGTTATGTTCCCGGCATTCCGTTTCCCTGGGATTGTATGTCCCATCTTACGGAGGGGCTCAATCCCGGTCTACATATTATAGCGGCAAGACCGTCCGTAGGCAAGACATCTTTTATCCTTCAATGCATGAACTACTGGTGTGAACTCGGTTACAAGGTGGCTTTTGATTGCCTTGACATGTCCGTGACCGAGATGATAAAGCGCCCAGTATCCAATCTGTCTTGGGTGTCTCCTAGAAGAATGAAGTTCGGATGGGCAACTCCTGACGAGCAGTTTAGGGTTAGAGAGGTTAGTAAGCAGGTAAGGGCATGGGGAGACAATGGATTGCTTACAGTGACCCTAGAGCCCGATGTAGATAAACTAAAGGCATGGGCAGAAATCCGTCATAGGGCGGGTAAACTCGATATTCTTGTCATAGACTTTGCACAGAGATTTCGTCTCAAGGGTACTTCTTCCGAGTATGAGATTGTGACTTATGCATCGGGGGTTTTGAAACAGTTGGCTAACGAATGCCTTATGCCGATTGTCTTGCTTTCGCAATTGTCAAGAGACAATGTAAAAGACCCCAACGGCAAGAGACCGCCGGAACTATCCGATTTGAGAGGTTCTGGAGCTTTGGAGCAAGATGCAACGTCGGTAGTGCTGCTTCACAAGGAAGCGGAAATAATAACACAGTGGCGTACAGACCCTCCTCTTTACTATGTAGAACAATCTAACGACCCTAGGCTCAATAGCGAGAGAAGCGGCAGCATAGCGGCGGTGACTTGGAATCTTGCGAAGAACCAGAACGGAGCAACAGGGCAGTTGCCTTTCGTCGTGTTCCAGAACTGCTTTAGATGGTATGTCGGTGACGAGGACGGCGAGAAAGCGGCCAAGTTCCAGAAGATACAGGCAGATTGGAGATTCCTAGAGCAACCTTTCATTACTGCAGAACAAAACGGTGCGGTAGTCTATCCCGACTTCTGGACGAAGAAGTGTGCGGAGTTCTGCGGCAAACTCGGCTTGGAGATTCCATCTCACATAAGAGACCAGTTGGAAAAGTGGGATGTGGAGCGGTATAACAAGCTTTTAGCAGAGCACAATGCGAGAGTAAAACAGGCGAAGGAGGCAGTGGTGTCGCCAATGCAGGCAGAGGAAGCCCCTCCATCTATAGTCAAGATGACGGCAGAAGCCGTAGTCAAGGATGAAAGCAACAATGATGCCTCTGTTGGCATTGCAATTCCCACCTCACAGGAGATTGATAAGCATTTCGACAATCATATTCCAAGCAACACAGAGTCGGATGCGGGAGTCGAACCAATGTCCGATGATAATTTTTTCCCAGATGAGAAAATTTAACACATAAAGGAGACACAAAAAAAATGAGTCAGAAATACGAGATGGAAGGTACTGTGACGGAGGTTTTCCCTACACAGACCATAGGAAGCAAGGGATTCCAGAAGCGGGAATTCCGTATTAAGGAGAAGTCTGATAGCCAGTGGCCAAACTTTGTTCCTTTTTATTTGACTAAGGACAAGTGTTCGCTTGCCGACTCCTTGACAGAGGGGGCGGAGGTGAAAGTTCACTTCAATCTTTCCGGGAGAATCTGGGACAAGGGTGATGGAAGTCCTACTAGGTGCTTCTGCGAGAACCAGGCTTGGAAGATAGACATCTTGAAGAAGGGGAAGCCCAATGTCCCAGCCCCGGCAGAGCCGGAAGACGACCTTGAAGTGGCCGATGTAGGCGATGAAGATATTCCATTTTAAATTAACCCACAAAAAAAACAGACAAGGAGAAGGAAATGGCAACGACAAAGAAGCCAGTCCAGAAGAAAGCGGCAGTCAAGGCGGCGAAGAAGACCGTCAAGGCTGTCAAGAAGCCAGTAACGAAGACGAAGACCGTCAAGCCGACGGCGAAGAAGGCGGCAGCCCCCGCAAAGAAGACTGCCTCAAAGAAGCCGACGAAGACCAAGGCCACCCCGATGACCAAGGTCGTGGTTGACCGTATGCCTCTTCCGAAGGGCGGAAAGGTGTTTGTCAAGGCGGTCAAGCGCCCAGCCGCAAAGAAGGCGGCGAAGAAAGCCGTAGCACAGAAGCGCAAGTAAGCATTCTTGCAGTTTTCCTAAAAAGACCGATTTCCATTTGTGGAATTCGGTCTTTTCTTTTTCCACCTTGGCATTTTGCAGGAGAAAGGTTTATGATTGCTATCTATCGAGGAGAAGACACCGACTTTGCGGGACAGGAGCCAATACAGGTCAAGATAAACACACCTTATGACCTCACAGGCTACACTGCGGATATTCTATTCGGAAGCGTGGTAAAACACTTTGAGGCGGATGAAGTAGGAACAAAGACACTTGGACTATCTTTTACAGCAGCAGAGACTTCCGGGTTCTTCCCTGGCAGAGGCTATGCTTCAATCAAGGTCTATGACACAGAAGGTAGGGTCGCTATACTTAAAAGGTTTGTTATAGATGTGAGGTTTAGGGACTATGAGAAATCGCCGCTGAACATAGTCGATGTTGCCGAAGTTGTCCAGTCCTATGAGAATGTCAAAGAGGTGGTGTCCAAGATGGACAAACTAACTATCAACGACGACGTTGGCACCATTAAAGAAGTCATAAACGAGATACTTGGAGCGGCAAAGAAACGGACGGAGTTCACTCCGCTAACACAGAAGGACTTGGCAAAGGTGCCGGCATCGACAGTTGTTGCTTTCACCGAGTGCATGCGGAAACTGGAGAGCCTTGCAAAGGATGCCGCCTGGCTTGACCTCGACTCCGACATAGAGGATGTCAAAAACCTTCTCAATGACATTCTTGGGGCATTTGGAGGAGCTAGAACCGCCAAAATAAACATTGAAGACCCGATGGCCAGCGTCAACAGTCTTCTGGAATGGGCCAAAGAGGTGAGCCGTATTCTAAGAACCCAGAAGGTTTAATTTCTAAGGAGGTTGCATGAAGACCAGCATATTCTTTGTAGTCCTATTCTGTACTATCTGTAGTTGGGCGGAAGTCTCTCCGCAGTATCAACTTCACGACAAGATAAAGGGCTCTGCCCAGATACTAGTCAACACGGAAGAGTATGTAGAGGGGCGCATCTCCGAAGAAAGGGCAGAAATAGAAGAGACTATTGGGGGGATTGTAACCAACATTACATTCAATGTAGACGAGAAGATTCAGACGGTAGCCGAATGTGCAACAAACCACACCGAAGAAGCTGTGGGAGTCTTGAAAGAGGCACTAGAAGTAGATGTAGCCAATGTAGCACTATGTGCCACGAACTACACGGACAAAGCATCGAAAGAGTTAGGAGAGAAAGTCGCAAGTCTCAATCTAGGCACGGAGGAAGTCGAACTACCACAGACCGCTGCGGACAGGGGAGTGACATTCATCGACATCTATGGGGAGAAGGCCAATGCCGGCATAGAAGTTGGGGAGAATGCCAAAGCTAGAGTTACGGCAGGAGCTCTTGAAAATGCCCCGAGCAACACGGTTGTAAGGTCAGTGTCTATTGCAATAGGAGCAGAAGCAGATGCCACGACAGACGAGGATTCCATCAAGAATCAGGCAATAGCCATAGGGTGGCATGCACAGGCGAAAGGAAGCAATGCTATAGCAATAGGAGGAGGGGCACAGCACCCCGACGAAACGATTGAAACTGGAAATGCCACTGTTGCTAAGGGAAACACCGCAATTGCTTTTGGATACGATGCCAAGGCAATGTCGACTTCCTCTATTTCTATAGGGCGCTCTGCAAAGACATTTGAAGAAGGAGCGGTCCAGATTGGCTCCGGCATCAACACAAACAAGAATTCGTTGCAGTTCATGGACTACACCGTTGTGGACTCCACCGGGCAGATACCAACGAATATACTGACAAAGGCAGCGGATGCCTTTGTTGGTAAGGTTATGGAGACAGCCGAGAGACTATACAAGAATGGGAATATGACCATTCATGGAAATGGCTCGGATGAACAGGAAATAGAGCCGATGGTCAATGGGCTTTCAGAGGCTGTATTCGAATATCCCGAGGATGGGATATGGAAGGCAGGAGGAGAATGTGGGGTTATACCTCCTATGGACTCTCGTAACTACAACGTCTTGATAACTGAGATTCCTAAGGCACAGGGTATGACAAACGGAGTGCCGTATTCGCTACCTCCTTCGGAGAATTTTCTCATAACCTTCGGAGAGAATCTGCACAACAAGAAACTAATGCTAGATGTCAGCCCGTCCATAGGTTTCAAGACAGGAGAGTATATGGCGGCTCTTACCAATGCTCCCTGTATCATCAAGGTAAGAGAACCTTCAACCAACAGGGTGATTATGGTGGTGCGACCGTTCAACATTGAAGACCTCTAACGACAAGGAAAACACGGAAATGGGAAAAAGAAAAAGAGAGACAATAGAGGACATTGCCGCCGAACTTCGGTTGGGATTCGCTAGAGGAAATGTAGCATTGTACTTTATGGAGTTGGCCAATCGCATAGAAGCAGCCCATAATGAAGGTGTACTCGAAGCCATCGAAGACCTAATGGGCAGAAAAGACTAGACTAGGATTAACGCATAGGCAATATGCAGGGAGTGAAGAAAATGGGGAAACCAATGTTCCAGACGGAAACAAAAGGAGAGAAGCCTGAGATTTTGGGCTTCTGCCAGACAGGTTTTTCCGTAGACCTTCAATATAGGCCGTGTAGGGCGGAATTTTCCGTCTTGTAATTCAAAAGAAAGAGCCGCTATCATGACTGAGGAAAGAAGACTAGAGCTAGAGGAAAAACTGAATATGGCGGAGGCCAGCGGCGATGCGGCGGCCATTGCTGCGGTCAAGAAGACGATGGAGCACGAGTACAGGGAGTGCACCTCGCATACGGCAGATCGGCTAAAGAGAGTTGAGAAGACTGTCAATGAAATCAAGGACGGCCTCATTCCGGCGGAACTGTTTGGAGAACTTAAAGAGGGACTAAAGACGCTTGCGGACACAGTTCACGGCATGAAGTCAGATATAGAGGCCTGGAAGAACAAGGCAAAGGGGATGAAGTTGCTCTGGCACATACTGGCGATAGCTACGGCGGCAGGGGGCGGCGGAATTCTAATGAAACTTCTAACGGCATCTGCAAAAGCAACCTCCACTGGAGTGACACCGTAAAAATCGTCAAGGAGAAGAAAAATGAAAATAAGTAAACTAAAAAGCATATTCGTCCTACTGACAGGAGGACTGACCGGCCTAATCAAGTATGTTCTCGACCTGTTCAATACTCAGATTCTAGCAAGAATCCCGGACAAAGAGACAGGCTTAAAGTACATCAAGGATGTTCAGGCTTTTTCGGTATTCCTTAGGACAGTAGTTGAGATTCATTCGGACGACCTCTCCGATAGCCGCAAAGCCGCTCTCAATAGCATACTTGCCGCAGTTGATGAACTCGCAAAGGCACTCGAGGACTTTGAGATAAATCAGGATGAACTTGATGCTATCATAGAGAAGGTGAAGGATGCTATCGACGCCTGGAAAAAGGCAGAGTAAGAAACCAAGAACTAATATGTAGGAGAAGCCCCCTTCCGTAAGGAGGGGGGTTTTGCATTATACCCCCTTTACAACTAACGGCAATATATGATATACTATGGTTGATGAAAAACAACACCAAGAAATTCCGTATTTCAGTATATACTATAGCCAAGAACGAAGAGAAGGTTGCCGAAAGATGGTTCAACTGCTTCAAGGAAGCCGATGAAGTATGTGTTCTTGTAAACAACTCCACGGACAAGACTGCGGAAATACTTAGGTCGCTTGGGGCTAAGGTAGTAGAGAAGAACTACGAGCATTTTAGATTCGACATAGCAAGAAACGATGCTATGAAGATATGTTCTCCTAAATCTACTTTGCTTTTCTGCTGTGATATGGATGACACCGTGGAGTCTGGGTGGCGGGAAAAGGTTGAACGAGCTTGGGAGTTGGGTGTCCAGACGGGAAGAAACCCAAATTCGATTATCTTCACCTACTCCGTAGAGTACAACACTTTCAACAAGGTGGCGAACCATAGCCGCAAGCAGAAACAAAGTTTCGCCCGCCATAGCATACACACTCCTAATGGATGGTACTGGAAAAGTAGAATTCACGAATATCTAGAACACAGAGAGCGGAAGGTCTTTGTCTATTACCCGAAGTTTGAAGTGGTGAGTAGACCGACAAAATGTGAGCATGGCTCGTATCTTCCACTTCTTATAGAGGAGTGCCAAGACCCTAACTGCGAGGCGAGAAACATACATCTTCTTGGTAGAGAGTATATGCTTAACGGCAAGTACGACGAGGCGGTTGACTGGTTTAACAAGTATCTTTCGCACGTTGGGGCTACATGGGATTCCGAACGGGCAGCAAGTATGAAATTCCTCTCTGACTGCTATAGGGTTCTTGGATTCCCAAATGCACAGGAACTTTGGCTTTGGAAAGCAATGTCAGAGAACCCGAGAGATAGGGATGCACCATTTGCCCTTGGACAGTTGCTGATGAACAAGAAGGAGTACAAGACGGCAATTCGAGTTCTAGAGAAATGTCTCTCAATAGAGAAGCCAGAGTTCGACTATCCCTTCTTCTCTCTTTCCGCATGGACGGAGATGCCAATAGTATGTCTTGGCGAGTCCAGATACTATGTAGGCGACTGGGATGGAGCCATACGAGAACTTGACAAAGCCCTGTCTATGAACCCCAAAAACGAAACGGCAAGGAAGATGCGGGACGAGATAGCCTCTATAATTGCGAAGGGAGGGAGACCCAATCTTCCGCCGCCTGAGATACCTAGAGAGAGGATAGAGATTCCAGAACTAATGTAGACAAGTCTGCACCTGCTTGACAGTTATAACCGAATTGTGCTATAATATCTCTATGCTTTACACAATAAAAGATGTCAAAGACCGTATCGACGAACTAGACTCCGAAGAATATGTTTCGGTTTCCATCGACGGGATACCAAGGGGTATTGCGATAGTTTCCGATTTGAAGGAGCAGCTTTATGGATATGGCGACCGTGCAAACAAGCGACGGATAAAGCAGATGTTTCTTTCTGGCGTAACCTTCGATGTAAAGAGGGGAATTAACCTATACCCCGTTCCAAAAGAGGATTTCTGGCGAGAATTAGGTGGTGAGAACCTAGGGGAATTGAAAAACACTCCTATTATAGACATTGCGGATAAGCGGCCGTGCGACATATTCGGCAGGTCGCACGATGGTATGGTGTGTATAGATTCCAATAACCAAGAATCCGAGGCCGAGACGGAGCCATTAGTCAAATGGGATGCAGACAAGGAAGTAATCCATTTTAGAGATGATGGAGATGTGGCCAAGAATAAATCACCGAACAAGAAGCCTCTCAAACAGGGTTTATTCGAAAAATTCAAGGGGTGGCTCAAGGGAGACAAGGGGTACAAGAGATAAAGATTTTTGAAATTCCACCTTGAAATCGACGGCACGAATATGATATAATATACAACCGAAGATTGAAGAGGTGTCCGAAGTTTTGGTTAACCAAAAAAAAGAAAGAACAAAAATGCACATAAAAATAAACAAGTCCGCTCTTGCGGAGGCACTGAACAACGTGGCATCGGTGGTGGCGTCCAAGACTTCGCTTCCGGTACTGCAGAATGTCAAAATCACGGCACGGGACGGCAAGGCTCTTTTTGTCTGTTCCGATTTGGACACTACGCTCATAGCAAATGCTGAGTGCGAAGTGCTTGAGGACGGCGAGACAACCATTCCAGCCAAGATGGTTTCGACTGCCGTAAGCAAGGTCGTGGATGGAGTAATCGACCTTGATGTAGATGAGAGAGATAGGGCAAGGCTCACGGCAGGCACTTCCAAGTTTAGTTTCAACGGTATTTCCGCCAAGGAGTTTCCTGTGCTAAAGGAAGAGGGCGGCGATCCCGTAACGCTCAAGACGGATGCCATTCGCGAACTTCTCCGAAAGACCTCTTTTGCAATGTGCATGGACGACACGAGGAAAGTTCTCAATTCTGTGCTTCTCGACTTCTCTCAGGGCGGAGGAAAGACTATAGCGGTTGCAACGGATGGACGTAGGCTCTCGATGCTCAACTGCACAGTAGAGGCTCCCGCAACCTTCAACAGCACGTTTGTCCTGCCACGGAAAGCGGTGGATGTCCTTTCCAAGAAACTCCCCAAGGATGGCGATTGCAAGATTATATCCACGGGCAGTCAATTGAGGTTTGTCACCCAGAAGTTCGAACTCTACACCAAACTGTTCGACGATGCATTCCCCAACTACATGCAGGTTGTCCCGAAGACCAGTAACGAGATAGTTGTGGTGGATAGGGTTGAACTCATTGGAGCTCTGGACCGAGTTTCTGTTTTCACCAATTCGGATGCGCCCACTGTCCAGTTGACTTTCGACAACGGCCGCATGATTCTCACTTCCGACACGGAGTCGGGTTCTTCTAGGGACGAGGTTGCAATCAAGTACGAAGGCGATAAGATTGAGATGAAGTTCAATCCACAGTACATTCGCGATGCACTCAATGTCATCGACGAAGACGAGGTGGAAATCCGTCTTATAAATGAGACCTCGCCGGCCGTGATTCGCAAGTCGGGTTCTGACGACTACACCTATGTAGTTATGCCGCTGAGAATCAACTAAAGCTATAGCAGCACCAAACCATTCTTGCCCGTCTCCAACCCCCGCGAGACGGGCTTTTTTTTGTCTTTTTAAGGTTCCTGTTTTTACCGGTTCGGCAAACAGTAGGGAGATTGTAGTCTCTCCTGAAAGGAAAAATGCCGATGATAGACCCGAATAAAGTTACCGAAGCCGTGATGGAGTTTATGAAGAACCCATCTTGGAAGGAGATATTCACCAATGCTCCGGGCGGTGCGATGGAGAGGCTTGCGATTTCCTTCTACTTCTCAAAGTTTCACGACCAGTTCCAGCCAGAAGACTTTCAGGAGTATAGAGACCTGCGGGATGAATATGAGAAGTCCCTCACGGAAGAGGACTTGAACTATCTCATAGAGAACAGCGACAAGGAAAATGCCAAGAAGCATTATCAGGAACTACTTGCAAAACTCCAGCAGAGTGGGGGACAGCCGCAGGGTCAGATGAGGTTTGAAAAAGATGCACAGGGTGAGGAGTCTGGGCAGAAGACTACGGAAGAGACCACGGAGAAGGTAGAGGAGACCGTCCAGCAGGGCGAGGATGGTCAGGAGAAGTTTGAGGAGAAGTCAGCCGAGACCGTAGAAGAAAAGTCCGCCGATGGCAATCAATCACCAGCACAGGGCGATGAGGAAGCCGAGAAAGAGTCTCCCAAAGGGGATGGCGGGGATGGCGATTCTGATTCCGACGAGAATCAGGAGCAGGACGAGAAGTTGAACACCGCATTGTCGGTAGCCTTGAACTATCTGCAGAATGAAGAAAAGCAGATGGGGAATGCCGAAGACAACAACGGAAAAAAAAAAGTAGTCGCTGAGAAGAGCGTAGGGGACGAACTAGTGTGTGCCTTGATAGGCAAGGCATATGCTAAGGATACTCTCTGTTCTGATAACACAGTACAGGACGAGTTGGTGGAAGCGTTGGTGATGGATGCGGACACCCTCAAAGACCAGACTCTTCAGGAACACGATAGGATTCACCACAAGGATGGTTATCACGAAGGGGACACTTGCAAGTTTAGGGACAAGATTAAGGAGGAGACCCCCGAAGACAAGGCGGATGAATTGTATGTTGAAGGGAAGGGTGGCCCTGACGAAGGAACGAAAGAAGAGTACAATTCCGAACTAACTCCAGAAGACAAAGAGTTTAATAGGCTTGTAGCAGAGCGTGAAGCCCTAGTAAGGCGCAACAACGAAATTCCAGAAGAGAACAAGAAGGACTCTGAGAGGGCAATGAACAAAGAGATTACATGGGATGATTTTTTTGCCCTGCGAAAGGAAAGAGCATCAGAAGCCGAGCAGAATCAGAAGAAGTTCAACAAACTCGACAAAAGCATAGAGAAGATGTTCCGTCAGGCGGCGGGAAAGGCGATGCCAAATACCAAGGTAGTTGGCAAGGACGGGCTTCCTATGATAGTGTATCACGGAACTGTTCGACCACGAAAGGATGGCTTCACGGAGTTTGCGGATCGTCCCATATTCTCTTTCAAGCAAGAAGGACTTGCATCTCAATATACTCATTCTCGGCGCGACATGTGGGTTAGCCCCGACAGGACGGGTTATGTTATTCCAATGGTGATGAACCTAGAGAACCCATATGTTGTAGATGCAGGAAAACGGCTTTGGTCAAACATAGCCGTTGACTGGAGCAACGAGCCGGTAGACACGGATGCCATATGCAAGTATGCAAAAGAGCATGGCCATGATGGCGTCATCATTCGTCAAGTAAGAGACAATATGTTCGACAACGAGCGCTCGGCGGGCGATGAGTACATAGCTTTCTCCTCGAATCAGGTAAAGGACTGCGGCGGCATATATGAAACCGAGGAAGGGAAGGGGTTGTCCCACGACTACGAGGTGTTGGTTTCAGATGTCGGGAACACAAAGGACGACAATGGCAAAGTTATTCCTCTTTCTCGCCGTTTCGATGATGGGGCCGACATTCGAGGGGATGTGTCTGGGAAGACTGAATATATTGAGAAGATGAAGTCACTTCACCCAGATATCAACTCTGATGAACTAATAGATAGGCTTAAGAACTTGGGGAGCCGAGAGGAGATGGAGGCGGAGATAGCGAAGATTCTAGGCAAAAAGTAGTTTGTTTTTTTGGCATTTGTAGAGGAAATTGATATGACAGCACAGGATGCATTTGCTATAGCTTTCGACGACGAGGCATGGGCGATGGATGCCATGCCCGGGAATGATATGCCAAGGAACAATCTTCCAAGCAAGCCGTCAGCACCAAGCGGGCTAAAGAAGAATGCTGCTGCTGCTCCGGGTGCTACGACCTCTATGGGCGTTGGCGGACAGGATGATATGTCCATTTCGGAGCATATGATGAGGTATCACCCGGACGGATTCGATCCCTCCAAGAACAAGTGTAAACTGTTTGATTCCATGGTTTCTTCTCTGACGGCACAGGGGATGTCCAAGGAGGATGCCTGGAAGCGGGCAACCCAGATACACAACGGAACAGATTCTGGCAGTATGCCTCAGCAGCCTCAGCAACCACAGCCGCCAGACCCTGCAATGCAGGAGCAGCAGGTTCAGCAGTTGGCACAGAATCCGCAGGCAATAGAATCCGCCCCTTCCGAGATGCTTGCAAATCCCGAGGTTGTTAATACAGCGGCTGGCGAAATTCCGGTGCAGACCACCGTTCAGAAGGCTATAGTCGAAAATCTTGACCAGCAGGCGGCACAGGGAAACCAGCAGGCCGGAGAGGCTCTAAGTGAACTCAAGGAGAATGTTGATGACGGGACAATTACTCAGGAAGCACATAATGTAGAGAATCCGTTGGTAGAGCAGCCGCAGCAGCCTGCAGATGTTCAGATGGCGAGTTCCGACGGCTCGTTTGTTCACACTTTGTCACCAGAAGAATCGGCGGTCATACAGGCAAATCCAGAAAAGAGGGAAGTCCTGCAGCAGATAGTTGATGCCTCGGGCAAGTATGTCGATTCCACGGATGAAGCCGAAAAAGAGCAGATAGCCGAAGGCATTAGGATGCTATATCAGATGTTCTATGGGGAAAAGAATCCGAAGAACGCATCGGGCGAAGAACCTAAGGAGAAAGAAACGGTAAAAGTTCTTGAGTTCGAGGCAACCGATGATAAGGGTAACAAATCTACAGGAATCATAGAGGCGGATTCTAGGATAGATGCCATTAGAAAACTAATGAAGAAGGGTCTGAAGCCAACCAATCTTAGCAATGAACCCTTTGATGTAAATAAGGACGATTTATCAACTTCAACACCACCACCGTCTCCACCCACACCGCCTACACCTCCCGAAGGAGGAGGCGGAGAATCAGGCGGCCCAAACCCGCCAAACAATCCGCCTAACCCGCCAGACAACCCGCCGGATGAAGACGATGACGATAGCCGTAGTACACTGCCCCCCGCACCTTCCGACGAGGAATTCCGTGTTGGCGAGAACAAGTATAAGGTTGGCGGAATAACCTACACTGATGTGTCGGGCAAAGGTCTATTCCGCACGGCCCTGGCTTCCTTTATGGCGGGTCTTCGCGGCGAGGGGGTTATTACTGGCTGGGATAGAATTAATGGCACATGGGATGCAATGAAGAGGTCTGAAAAAGGGGAGATGGTGCGAGATGGCATTGCTTCTGCCCTTTGCCGCGATACTATTGCAAATTATGCGAATAAGGACGGTTTGTCTGATGATGCAAAAATGGAGATAGCGGTCATTCAGGATATGATGAATCAGGCCGACACACCCGAAGCCCAAATGAAGGCAATAAAGCAATTCCAGAAATGGAAGGAGACTTACTCAAAGGAACTTGGCGAACTAGAAAAGCCAATCCCTGGACAGACATTCAAGCCGTTGCCTAACGATTATAAGGGAACAAAACCGCCGGTTTCTATCCTAAAGAAATCGGAGGGATTTGAAGCGGACAAGGAGTTTGGAGACAAGGTGGCCGCTGGTCTGCAGGAACGGCTAGGGATTCTAGGATTTCAAATAGATGAACTTGTTGGAGTTAGTGTTGGTCCTTCTGCCACAACGGTAAAGTTCAAGATTCCGCCTACATTCGATATGACGGCGGCAAACAGCAAAAAGACCCGTGAAGCCCTTAAGGGAGCAATCGGCACGGAGGTGTCGAATGTGGAGTATGCCAAGGGCGAAAAGGATGTAATGTCGATAACCGTCACAAACCCAGAGATGCGTAATGTGTCCTTCTCGGATGTGATTAATAGTCAGAAGTGGAAAACCTTTGCAAAGAAAGCCGCGCTTCCAATCCCTGTTGGACGTGATTCCTCTGGCGAAGAAACAATGCTTGATGCTGCTACTATGCCGCAGACCATTGTAACCGGTGCTACGGGTTCCGGAAAGTCTGTCTTCATCTCCGCCGCTATAAACGGAATTGAAATGGAGAAGACCCCAGATGAAGCCCGTATAGTCCTTCTAGACCCAAAGAACGAATTTAAGATTCAGGACGGTTCTCCGCACCTACTCTTCCCAAGGGCTGGTGGAGACCCCGACAAAGCCAAGGCTAGTAAGGATATGGCCGATGTTCTGGATTCCTTGGTTGCAATAATGAACGATAGGGTAACGAAGATAGGAGGCGTCATAGAGGGATTCAACCCGTCCAAGAACGAATTCAAGGGTGCCGCAGAACACTCAATCAAGCAGTATAATGAGGCTCACCCTGATGATAAGATGCCTCATATCCTCTTGGTGTTCGACGAAATAGCCAATGCCCGAGACAATGCAACAGCCGCAGACAAAGCCAGAATTGACGTCGCCCTACAGAAACTGACGGCTGTGGGCCGTTCTGTTGGCGTGAACTGTCTCCTTGCGACCCAGAGAGACGATGTTGGCTCTATCCCGGGAATCATTCAGGCTAACTGCCCAGGCCGCGTCACCTTCAAGGCTTCGCCAACCGATGCAAAGGCATCGCAGGAAGCCAAGGCGCTTGCCGGCAACGGAGACTACATTCTAACGGACAAAGCCGGGAACAAGACCCGCGGAAGAGGATGTTTCATTTCGCCCGAAGAGGAAATGGCTATACCTTCCTACTACCGCGACCATATGGCTGGCGGTGATAATCCGGCAGAACCAACCCTTCCGAAGGAGTACACAGACGGTATAGTTCAGGCTGTAGAAAAGGGTGTAAACCTGTCTGTAGAGGCTATGGAAGGACTAGAGGATGCTTTCAAGGCGGCAGTCCCTAATGGGTGGACGGTAACTAAGGAGAAAGTTGACGGCAAGGAATATTGGAAAGCCTCCCCTCCAAAGCCTACTAGAGTTGATGTCAAGGAAGCAAAAAAGCCAGAGGCGGACAAAGCAAAGGGCGAAAAGCCAAAGGGACTTAACCTCAAGTCGAGACAAGAAGCCATTGAAAGCATCAAGGCGATGAAAGACGAAGCGATTTCAAAGGCTGATGCCGACTATGAGAAGGACGGAAATCTCGATAAATACGAGAAGGCGCTACAGAAGATAGGACAGGAAGAGCAGCGGCATATGGCTATCGTCAACACTAGATTCCCCGAAATGATAGAAAACGGAGATGAGACGGATGATGACGAGGGGCAAGAGAATCCGTTGGAACAACCCGATGTGAGCAACACTGAATCATCGGAAGACGATGGTGATACTCCCGCCGCTATGATGAAAGATGTTGAGGCACAACTCAAAGCAGAAAAAGAGCGCATAGACAAGGCTCTCTCAAAGCCGACTCTCAAACTTAGGGATAGGCGCAAACTTAGGCAAGAAAAAGCCGCTCTACAGAAGAGATTCGACGATGCCAAGGCTAAGTTCAAGGCGGGCGGTACAGCAGACGAAATCCTGAACATCTTTGAGCCCGAGGAAAAAAAGGAAGAACCAGAGAAAATCGAGACCGCTCCGCAGTCTTCTGATGAAGATGTTCAGGTAGATGCGGAAACCGTTGCCGCAAACGAGCAGGATGCGAAAAACGAGAAGTTGAGGAATTCTGTTCCGCCACAGAAGGGATATTCAGAGAAGACGATTGCAGGCTCTGCACCAGCGAAGAATAGGTTTGGGGTTATTTTCGTCAACGACCCCAAGACCGGTTCGCAGGGAAGGCTAATCCCCGACCCCAAGAATCCCAAGGGCTACAAGTTCCAGAAGGACATCGACACCACGCACCCCGAATACAAGGGGTATATAAAGAAGCCCGATGGGACATGGGAACTGTCTCCTGAGGCCAAGAAGGTTGAAGAGGAGACGAGGCTAGACCGAAAGCAGTCAAGAGATGCGAAGAAAAGAGAAGAGGCACTAAAGCGGTTCAACAGGGCGAGGTTTGGCCACGACGAAGCTCCCGACAACAAGACAATCGTTGCCAATGCAGTGATGGAAGCACTTAAACTTGTGGAAGGATAGGAAATATGAACTTCTTTGATTTTCAAGAAAAGCTCTATAGCGGCAAGCCTGCAATGGACGATGCCGTTGGAGAAGCCGCCGCGCAGATAGCACGTCAAGACCAGCCGAAAGCACCTCATGGGCAGGAATCTTCCGCAAAGGTCATTGCGGAGTTTTCCGACAAAGACCACATACTCTCTGCGGAAGAACTCATTGAACACCGCAAGCACTGCCGCGCAAAGCCCGGAAACTGCCCTTTCGAAAAGGCGGTAGACGAGGCGGACGACATAACCCCCAATGAAATCAAGGTGACGAAGCAGGATGTGTTCAACCGACTTGCCGCCGTTCTCACACAGTTGTTCCAGGTGGCAAAGAACCTGGCAAAGCCCGCCATAGCAGAACCCGAAGCGGTAGAGGAGGCTTCCGCCCCAGCGGACAAACCACAAGCAACGACTTCTGATTCAATGCCGAAAACGGCACAGGACGAAGCCCCCGCACCCGATGAAACAAGCACTGATGCCAAGATAGTGGCGGAAATCATCGAGGGCGGAATCGAGAAGATGGTTGAATTGGCGAAGGGGAAAGGATGTATGGTTGATATGGACGAAAAGAACACCAAATACATCGTGAAAGGCCCCGACAAAGCAGAGCAGGAAGGGTAGTTAGCCCCCTTGCAATTTACGGTTTGGCATTGAATAGCCGAAAAATAGGCTAGGAGTTCAGTGTATGGCATATAGTTTTATAGACAAGTTCGGATATAGGAGACAGAGGGCTAACCCTATCTCCCGTGTCGGTGTCTTTCCATACACGGGAGAACAGATAGACCAGCCAAAGAAAGACCGCAACGGCAAGCCAATCTTCAAGCGTGATGCGCTTGGCGAGATTATCTACAAGAGAAACAAGAAGACGGGAATGATAGAGGTCGACGACGATGGAGACCCGATTCCCGAATTCGAGATGCAGTTCGGTCTGGAACCTGAGAGACTCTATCCTGTCCTTCGTGGACCTGATGCCCTTTTCAACCCCGATGCCATAGATTCCTTCAACGGACTTCCAATAAGAGTTGGCCATCTGATGATAGGCGACGAGAAGCAGAACAAGAAGGACGAGAAGGACAAAAAGCTCAATTCGGCGGACAAGAATCCCAATGACGGCTGCATCTACAATGTCCGCCCGTCTATGGATGAGCCGGGGTATCTCATAGCCGACTTCTGCATCTACACCGACCGGATGAAGGACATTCTGAAGGATGGCAAGATTAAGGAACTCTCCCTCGGCTATACCTGCGTGTACGAGAATGAGAACGGAACATACGAGGGCGTTCCCTATATGTTCAAGCAGACCAATTTGCGGGGCAATCATCTTGCCCTCGTAAAGCACGGGCGTTGTGGGTCGAGCGTCTGTGTCTACGATTCAGCCGTAGTGACGTTCGACTCGCTGCCAGAAAGTCTGGTGGATAACCAAGAAAAGGAAACCCAAATGGAAAACCAAAAGAAAGAAGAGACCGGTAAGCTCGACAGAGCCAAGGCCCTTGCTTCCGCCATTAAGGGTGGTGACGAGCAGCTAGCCCAGGACTGTCTGGACTTTGCGGATTTCCCACCGGAGGTTCGCAAGGAGGCTCTTGAGCGCTGCAAGGCGGGTAAGTGCGAGAAGAAGGACGGAGAGAAGGATGTGTCCGACAAGGCCCCCAAGGCCGCAAAGGACAATGCCGACGTTCCGCCAACTCCTCCAGACCTTCCGCCTGCCGAAGAGAAGAAGGAAGAGCCCAAGACGCCTGCGGAGTCCAATGCTCCTGCGGCTTCTACGGCTTCTGCCCCTGCTCCCGCCGCCACACCCGAGCCTAGTGATGCCCCTGCCGGTCAGGATGTTCCTTCTCCAAAGGAGGAAGCACCCGCAAAGGACTGCAAGGATAAGGCTCCGGTAGAGAAGCATGTCTGCGACAAGTGCGGCTGCGATCCCTGCACATGCAAAAAGGAAGAAGCCGAGGCAAAGGACTGCGGAGACAAGGCTCCTAAGGAGACAAAGGACTGCGGTACTGGCGTGACTCAGCCCTCTATTCCAACTCCTGTTGCCGCCGTTCAGGGTGGAACTGAGGAGAAGAAGGAAGAAAAGAAAGAGGATGTTCCGCCAGCCAAGGAGACTTCCGACAAAGCTCCCGAAAAGGTCGAGGTCAAGGTCGAGAAGGTTGAGGAGCCCAAGCCCGGCGAGGCGATTGCCGAAGCCATAGAGGGCAAGGAAACCTCCGACAAGAAGACCGAGGACGGCGCTGAAAAGCGCATCACGGCCGATGTCAAGGCTGAGCACGACAATGTTCCTCCGGGCAAAACCGCCAAGGTTGCGCAGGACGAATATGCCGCTTTCGTTGCCGAATATGCCGAGGCACAGACTCTTGCCGGCAAGCTCCGCCCGTACATAAAGGAGACCTTCGATTCCGCTCCGATGCGAGTTATCGACGTTGCCCGCTTTGCGGCAAAGCACATCGAAACTCTCGCCTTCGTGATGGACGAGGCCGACGACGATAAAGTCCTTACGGCGGTCCGCGGCTATGCTGCAGCCGTTGCGATGGATGCGGCTCCGGAAAAGCAGGAAGTCCTTGTGGACACCCCGAAGCAGGGAGAGGTAATTGTTCAGGACGAGGCCCCGAAAGCCGAGACCAGAGTAGCGACCCCTCGTGATTTGATGGACTATATGTCCAAGTAAGATGTTAACCCACCAAAACAAATAACAACCCAAAGGAGAAAGAACTATGGGAGTTCAGAAAGAAATCCTTAGGCGGACGTTCACCGGCGAAGTTGAGCGCTACGAGGTGACGAAGGACGCTGAAGGTAAGCCTACTGGCACCGAACTCAAGAAGGTCCAGTATTCGGTCGGAAGCGCCGCCCTCGTTGGTGGTACTCCTGGCCAAATATACGACGTGGCATACGGCCCCGTCGTCCACACAACCAACCTCCCCGCGGCGGCCGACATCGGTTCGTTCGTGAAGGGACGCGGAATCATCATCAATGCCCCGGAGTATGCCCTCTACGGTACGCTTCCTAACGGCAAGGATGGTGGTCCTCTCGCTCCTTCGCTGACCCTCCCTGCCAACACCGTCGTTTCGGTGATGACGGCTGGTCATGTGTGGGTCAAACGTGGTGAACTGGCTGCCATTAAGGCAGGTATGAACACCTATGTCATCTACGAGCCTGAGGGCACTGATGCAAACGACCTCTGCGTTGTTGAAGTCAACGGCCTTCTGCCCGAAAGCGATGATTCCACGGCTAATGGCTAATCGCTCAATAAGAAAGGAGTAAACAATTATGGCTTTCACTGAATGCAAATTCCGTATGCCTAAGGTCAAGGTCGAGGGTTTCGCTCTCGATGAGGCCCCAGACAACCTCCGCACGATGGAGAACCTCGCTCTCATGGGCGTGTCCTTCAACGAGAAGTCCAGCGGAGTCAAGTACGTGATGGACGCGATGCCTACTCAGGGCGTCACCAACCCAACCGCTACGGTCCCCGTGCAGTTCCTCCAGCACTGGATGAACAAGATTATCACGGTCGTGACCCAGGCTACGACCGCCGATGAATTCCTCGGCCGCTCCACCTATGGTGAGTGGTATCAGGAGAGCATCGTCCTCCGTATCCGCGAGCTCACGGGCTCCGTCCGTCCTTACGGCGACCATGCCCAGGCCCCTCTGGCACGGTACAACTACAACCAGGAAGACCGCACCATCGTCCGCTTCGCTCAGGGTATCCTCACGGGTGCTCTCGAAGAGGCTCGTCTTGCGGCCATCGGCCAGAAGTCTTCCGCTTACGAGTCTGACCGCGCGGCTCTCGGCCTCGCCTTCAAGCTCAATACGAATGCGGTTGCCTTCTTCGGCTACAACCTCGGTTACAACAAGACCTTCGGTATCCTCAACGATCCGAACCTTGCGCCTTATGTCGCTGTTCCCGAGAACAAGAACGGAGACACGGAGTGGGCGAAGAAGAACTTCTACGAGATTGTCCGCGACCTCAACACGGCCGTCGCCGAACTCCAGAAGCAGTGCGCTGGTAACTTCATTCCGTCCAAGCATGCCTTCAAACTCGGCATCGCCCTCGGATGCGACCAGTTCCTCAACCAGGTCAACCAGTACGGCATCTCCGTCCGCAAGTACATCTCCGACACTTGGCCGAAGTGCGACCTCGTGGTTATCCCCGAGTTCGACAATGCTCTCGCCGGTGACAACGTTATGTACCTCAAACTCGACGAGCTCGCGGGTTCGCCGGTTGCGGAGCAGATCGTTCCTGCGGCGGTTCGCCTCGTTGGTTCGGTGCCGCGTGCAAGCGGTTTGTACGAGCTCTATTCGGATGCCACTGCCGGTTGCTTCGTGGAGCAGCCCCTCGGCGTGGTCCGTTTCTTTGGTATATAACCATCATCTCCTTATCGGAGATAAAAACAACCCTCTACTTTTTAGTAGGGGGTTTGTTTTTTCTCTCTATGCTATTGCATAGCCTCTAAAATTATGATATAATATATACCGAAAAAGTTGAGCAATGTATAGAGGTATAAAAGTTAGGATATATCCGACCAAGGAACAAGAGGTTTACATTAATAAACTCTTGGGAAGTTGTCGATTTATCTATAACAAGTTCATAGATTTCTTCAATGATTTTTATAAAGAACATAGGAGGGGTGCATCTAGTAGAGAAGCATATCAATTTTATAAAAGGTTAAAAGAAGAATATGGTTTCTTAATGGAAGTCCATAGTAAGGTAATAAGTAATGAGAGATTGATAGCTATACAAGCATGGGGGAACTTTTTCAAGGCGAAAAAGAAGCCTCCAAAAAAGAATGGTAAGTTGAATTTTGAAAAACCAGTATATCATATCAAGCATAGACATGATTCGTGTCTCTTTGATAAACAAGCATTTAGATATATTAAAGGTGATAGGATTTCATTAATCAAGAAACTATCTAATATTCTCTTTAGATGCTCTAAACGAGATGCGAAATTCCTACGAGAAAATAATGAGAGTGTTCGTAGTGTAACTTTAAGGAGAACACCGAGTGGAAAATATATATGTTCAATACTTGTAGAAGATACAAGAGAGATTAGAATGTCTCATAGTTCAAAAGAGATAGGTATTGATTTGGGAGTAAAGCATTTTGCAACATTGTCTGACGGAACTAAAATAGAGAATCCGAGGATAATCAAATCTTATATAGGAAAGATAAAAAGATTAGATAGAAAGTTGTCGAAATGCAAAAGACACTCTAGAAGATGGGAAAAGGCACGGATGCGATTAGCCAAAGCCTATGAAAAACTTAGTAATTGCAGGAAAGATTTCCATCATAAAGTATCATCTAAGTTAGTTAAAGAGTATGGAACGATATGCATAGAGAATCTAGATGTAGCATACCTTTTAACCATCTGTGATGCAAATAAGGATGTAGCCGATGTAACTATGGCAGATTTCTTATATATGATACGATACAAATGCGGGTGGTATGGAAGGTTACTAGGTGTAGTTGATAGGTTCTTCCCATCATCAAAGACATGTAATCATTGCGGAAATATAAATCGTGACTTAACCTTGGTAGAAAGAGAGTGGGTGTGTCCTAAATGTGGTAAACTTCTTGATAGAGATTTGAATGCTGCCATTAACATATTGAAGGATGGGAAAAAGCATTTGGTAGGGCCGGGCTCGCCCGAACCGAACGCTCGTGGACAGGAGTGCATCAGAGACGATTGCCCGAAAGGGAAAGCGGAGGAGATGTCCTGGGCGAAGCGAGAAAAGAATGTGGAAGTGAACTTGTGTCACTAGAAGCAGAGTCATAGCAGCCGCTTGGAATATTATCTTTCAATGCTGTTTAACCCCACTTGCATGAGTGGGGTTTTATTTTTTTGGCTTGACCATTTCGGCATACTATAGCCGCCCGTGTGGGTTGCGGACAGACGAACAAAACTTGTAGCCACCGCGAACTAAGGAGCACAAGACTATGGCAAAGAACTACATACATTCAACCGCCTCGCAGGATATGAACTATCCGATTTATGCTGGCGGGACGGACAGACCCCAGAAGGTCAAGGAAATCATCATCAAGGGAAGGGCGAACGTTGTTGACCCTAGAACCCTAATCACTCCCACGGGAGCGGTGACGGAGGTTTCCGATGCTGACCTCGAACTTCTCAAGAAGAGTTCCGCTTTCCAGCGGCATGTCGCAAGAGGGTTCATGAGGGTTATGACAGAGAGCGAGCTCAACACCAAGGATATGCAGAAGCGGGACAATTCCGCCCAGTTGCAGGATGCGGAGTATGCGGACGGGACCGACCCACGTGTACCTAACTCGGGCAACTGTCAGGCTACCTGCGGAGAGGGAGACCGAATCCGCGGCAAGCGTGGTGTTGCTTTCGTAACCGACAACTACTAAGAAACCGAGAAGCGGTAAAAGCTGGTTGTTGGAAGTCTGTTCAAGGAGGGGGTTCCGAAGGAGTTGGAACCCCCTCTTTCTTTTCTCCATTGGCATTTATAGAGACGATGAATATAAATTTAAGGAGAACGAGAAGTTATGTGGGATTATCCATTTCCAAGCGAAGCGGGACCAATCTACGACCCAGACCAGTTGTCCTGTATGGACTTCAACGGCTCCTTCTGGGGACCGCCGTGGAGACAGTTTGAGACCCACCCGCCGAGGAAAGTCTCTAGGTATAGGGACGACCCTGTAGATGTAGACAAGTTCAAGGCTTGGTTTTCTGAATTTGCCGACGATGCTAAGTGGCCTAGGGCTATGGTGGAGGGAGCGGCGAAGAGGGCTCGGTTCTACATACCGATATGGAGTCAGTGCGACTATCTTGACGGCGAGGACAGGGAGTATGCGAGGGGGCTGCTGACCGCCCACATAATGATAACGGCGAAGCAGAACACGGCGGCTATGGATCAGGCGGCCCTTGCACCCGGCGGAGCGGCGGGAGGTATGATGACAACGCTACCCGGCACGGGCATAGTCACTAGCGCCAGCATAGGCAGCGTAAGCTACTCCAAGACGCTGCCGCAGAGCAAGGATGCCTACGAGTTCTGGCTTAACCAGACGCCGTATGGGATAGAACTGCAGGCGTTCCTCGCGAACCACATAGCGGTTGGCGTAATGGCGCAGGGGGACGACATAAGGGAGTGCTTTAGGGACTAGCCATGTCAGAGAAATACAAACTCAAATACGAGGTCATAGCCATTCTGAAGGAGAACATTCAGAAGGGGCTAGAATCCTTTGGTCTTCCGATAACACAGAAGCCGGGAGACCACGGGTGGATTGTCATGGAGTCCGACCAGCCCAAGTTCCAGGGGGCGGACAATGCCGTTCTGTTCTATCTAGAGAGGACAGAGCGCATCGGATGGCAGGGGGATAGAAGACTATACAATAGTGAGACGGGGAATTACGATGTCATTGACTATTTCATAGAGCAGCAGCATTGGAAGATAAAGGTTATATGCAAGCGTACGACAGAGAAGGTGACTGACGACAATATACCTGTTCTTGCGGAGGATGTAACTGGGATGCTAATAGCCTGGTTCAACCGTCTAGGGTGTATAGAGTTTAGAAAGCATAATATGGCAAACCTCTTCATACAGATGAAGGATGTGCGGGTGTACAAGGATAGGTCTGATGTTCCGCAGTGGACAACAGAGTTTCCCCTTAAACTACAGGTGATAAAGCAATTCGAGACTGAAATTGGGACGGCAACCCCGCAATTGGGCGGAATTGTAGGGATTGAAGGACGGGTAGACGGAGGGAACGGCGGTAGAAGGAATGTCGGCAGCGGATTTCTAAGTAGGATTGCAAGCAAGATACGAGGTATTTTCAAACCCGAAGGGGGCTAAGATTTTACGATTTGGCATTGAATAGCCGAAAAGTAGGCTAGGCCCGAATGGGACTAAAGCACCCTAAGGGAACAAGAACGAAAAAAACAGGAGACAACAAATGGCGATAAACATAAAGAATTATGTGGACATCTCCACCACGTTCCCTAGTGCGAATGTCGCAGGAAGGTCGTTTGGTGGTCTGGTGTTCACGGCGAAGGATGCCATAGAGCAGACTTCGGGTGATATGGCGGAGGCCTACGAGGCCTATATGGGTGGCGGAGTGACCTTCCTCACGCTTGAAGAGGTTGGACTCCTCTTTGGGACTTCCTCGGATGAGTACAAGTTCGCAGAGGGTTACTACGGTTACATTAGTCCGTCCGGTCGCTTCGCTTCCAGGATTGCATATTCCAAGATTTTTGACAACGAGACTCCGCTGGCGGCTTTCTCCCGAGTCAACAAGGTTACGAATCTTTTTGGTTCGTTCACATTCCTTTCCGTACCCAGAGGCGGAGACTCCACGAGCTCTGAGACAGACGACCTAGAGTCTCTTAAGGCGGTAGCGCTATTCAACTCTACGCTCGATGCAAAGTATCTCTTTGTTGTGAATAGGGCTGTGGGCGACAAGACCACAGATGCCGTCATTACAGAGTGCGAGACGTTCAAGGACATCAAGGGAACCGTGTACATCTCCGGCAAGACCGATGTTTCCGCTTATATGCCGATGGCGATTCTCGGAAGCACGGATTACTCCAACGGACAGGTTGTGAACTTTATGTTCAAGCAGTTTGCTACCGAAGAGCCAACTGTGGAAGATGACAAGACCTATGCCGACTTTAACAAGGTGTTTGTCAACTTCTACGGTCGTACCCAGACGAACGGACAGACGCTTGACTTCTACCAGAGGGGCTTCAATACGGACGGCACAGATACGGCGGTTTATTGCAACGAGATGTGGTTTAAGTCCATCTGCGAGACGGCTCTTATGAACCTTCTCGTGTCCCGTGAGAGACTTCCCGCCGATGCACTCGGTGTAGACCTTGTTAAACTCGAGGTGGTGGACTGCTGTGCCGATGCGATTCGCAACTCGATGTTCATGCAGAAGGAACTAACCGCAAAAGACATTCGCGGAATCCGCGAACTCGTCGTTTCGACCGGCGGTGCGGAAGCCGATGTTGGTTCTATTGAGGCCGATATCTCCACAAAGGGCTACTCGGTATATGCTTACCTCTCCTCTATGGAGGACAATCAGAAGCTCGGACCTACAAGCGAGAAGGTAATCATCTACTACGTGTTCTACGGCACTGCGGATTCCGTCCGTTATATCAAGGGCGACGACATACTTCTCAAGTAATAGAAAGGGGAACAAGCAATGAGTTGGTCATTTCAGATAAAGGATGTTTCCTTTGCGGGTTCTTCCGTGACGGTGGCGGGAATAACCGTCAACGACTTCATGGACGATGCAAACCCCGTTGAGTTTCAGGATGTCGAGGTCTCCTCGGTCGGAGTGAACTGCAACGGGTCGATGGTTCGCAACGCAAAGCCGAACGTCATTATGATGTCTCTCACGGTCATTCCTGGGTCGCAGAGCGATACAAGCCTCTACAACCTCTGGAAGAAGTATCGTGTGCAGGGCAACTACAATTCGCAGTGGGAGCAGGGGCTTTCCGCCACGGTAACAATCGGTTCCGGACGCGGAAGCCGTTCCTTCTCCAACGGAACGATGGTGAGTGGTCCCGGCGGTCCTTCGTCCAACGGCGAGGGTAAGATGACGGGTCGTACTTATACATTCGCGTTCGTGACGGCGAACTAAATGTTGTCTTCCTGTCGGCGGACGGGGCTTTAGATCGTCCGTCCGAGCAAAGCTCCCGCTCCTCTACAAAAAGGGGGCGGGAGTTTTGGCAATGAGAAAGAGAGAAAAAAATGGCGGGTAGAAATAGCCTTAGTGCTCTATACGATGTGTCGTTTGCGGGAAGCCGCATTGTAATTGGGGGTGCTAATATCACCGAATTTATGGATGATTCCAACCCCATAGACATTCAAGATACTGAGACAACCAATATAGAGTGGAGTTGCAATGGGAGAATGATACGCACTATCAAACCTGCTGCTATCATTCTATCAATAACGGTAATTCCAGGCTCTGCATCTGACAACAGCCTAAGAAAAATTTGGAAAAATAGTTTTTGTAACGGCGGTAGTGTGGATATCGACCAGGCTAATCAGTCATTGAATTGTATTATTTCTGCAGGAAACCCAAATATAGGAAGTTTTACTTTCACGGGTGGGACACCTATATCTGGAGCAGCGGCATTAACAGCTAATGGGCAAGGGAAGATGGGAGGAAATACCTATACTTTTGCCTTTGAGAATGTAGAATGATAGGCATCTATTTCACCATTTTGTCTTTTTCCTTTTGGGCAATACTTGCGGTAGGAATGCCGCAGAGAAACCCCCAAAGGAGAAATAAATAAAATGGATCCAAAGAAGTTTATTGAACCGAAGGAAATAGAGATAGACGGGCGGAAGTATGTCATATCCAGAATACCTGCAGTTCAGGCACAGCAGATATATAGATTCTTAATGAAGGAGTCTAAAGAGGATGGCGACATAGCGATGACGTATCTAACGGAGCCAACCGCCGTAGCGTTGCTTTCTTATTCCGCATTGGTGGATGGGGAAGTGTGGACAGCTCTTGACGAGACGAATCAGGTCAACTTTGCCTGCTCCAAAATTGAGAATCTCATCAAACTGGAGGCGGCGATGATTCGTTACAACTTTGGTTTTTTATTCGATGGAACCCTCCAAGAAGTATTGGGGGTTCTTCGGGACAGCCAGGCCATATAAAGCCCACGATGGTGTCGGAGATGGTTGCCTCCGTTGTGCATAGCGGAAGGGCGACGCTCAACGAATTGAGGACAATATATCATCTGCAGGACTTGTATAGGCTCTGGGAGATAGACTATGTTCCTCTTTATAATCGTTGGTATGACAATGAGAGACGGCGAGAAAAAGAAAGATTGAATCAATTGGCTCGAAATCTTAGAGTGTAGAGAAAGGGAGACAACTTGAGAAATCGTGGTTCTAGTTCAGAGACTGAAGTATTGAAGAGTGTATTTAGTGCGAAGTCCTTGTCTAGAGGGATTTCAAACATTTCCAATCTCTTTAATCGTGTAGGTGAGACTGCAAATACCGCTAGTGGGCAGTATTTTGCCTCTCGAGAAGCGAGTATAAATAGAACCTATGAATCTCTAACAGCAGAACTATCGAAAAACATAGGGAAAATAAAAGGGGCATCAGGAAAAAACATAGATGACCAATTAAAAAAATTCTTAGGGGATGTTAGGGCTAGTGGCGGAAGCAATATAAAGACTTCCGAATTGAATCGTCTAATGGGCGAATTAAGCAAGGGGATTGGCAAAAGTGCAGCCTCAATGACGGGAATAGAAGGGCAGTTGGCAAGAGAACTAACCCAAAGCATTAGAACAGTAAAGAAAGAAGTAAAAGAAGAAGGTCTAAGTGGATATAAGGGGAAATCGCTAAAGGAATCAACTCAAAAAGCCGATATTAACCAGAAGATTGACGATGGTAGAGCCGAACTGACAAGAGCGGTTAGGGGGTTTTCCAAAACTATAGGAGACCCTGCGATTAAAAAGCAGGTAGATCAAATCAGAGGAACTTTCCATCGGCGGCTCAATACGGCAACTTCCGTAGAAGACAAGAAAAAAGCCTATGAGGAAGCATTAAGAGGATTTAACAAAGTAAAGGCATCAACTACCAATGAAGGAGATAAAGAACAAGTAGATAAAATAGTAGATTCATTTAGTGAATTCAAGAAAGGACTGTTCGGCACAAAGAGCAATTTATGGGCGGCGAGGCTTAGAGCAGGTTTTGATAGGACTACTACAGCACTAGGTGCGGCTACAAAAGTCCTTATCCCGCTTAAGAAAACTTTCGATGTAGGGAATGCTATATTCCAGCAGGTGAACAATAAGTTCAACCAGTTTGCGCGCACTCAAATGAGGATTGCAGGTGAACGAGGTGCATTTGGAAGGATTATGCGTGGTGCCGGCATGGACTACAGCAGTATGATGTCAGCATTGGGGACTGGCAGACGTGCGGGTATGGACGACCGCGAGGTTGTCAATAAGATGGTCTCAATGCAAGAGCAGTTGGCTAGGGCAAGATGGGGCGAAGGCCCCATGATAGAGAATCTGGGGAAATGGGGTCTCACACCGTTTGATGAGAACGGAAATATGAAAGACTTCAATAGGGTGATGATAGACATATCCAACAAGTTCAATACACTTGGAAGCGAAATGGAGAGGTTGCAATTCCTCTCAATGCAGGGATTTAGACCAGAACAGATGGAATATGTCAAGAACTATGCGAAAGATGCCAAGGCATGGGCGGAATTAAAAAAGCACCCGGAGCGAATGGGGGTGCTGGAACAGTCACGATATCTGGACGAGTCTGGTCTATATGCAAAGGTTGATGCGGCTACTAAGATAGAACTAAAGCGACGGCAGATGCTCAATCAGAATGCAATAGATGAGGGTGTTTGGGAGGGCTTAAAGCGAAGTCTCCACCCAGAAAACTGGTTTTTTGAGGACTGGACTGCGAGAAAGAAGGGTGTAGAGTCTGCCAAGTCCGAAATAGCGATGGAAGGGTTGAGGAAAGAACTGGAGCGCGCAAGAGAAGAACTACGCAAGAATAACCAAGGTGTGAATAAGCTCTCCGGAAACATTCTAAATTTAGACCCATCACAGTTGATGGGGCTCGCGCTTCAAGGTGGAGCGGCCCAAGCCGATATAGACAATCGCGGTGAACAAAGTAGTGTGTATGCCCTTCGAAAGTTATATGCCAAGGAGTTAGGGTTAGAAGACCTTAGAAGAGTAGAAGAACGGAATAAAGTATATAACAGCGCAATAGGTGTTGGAGGTGGTGCTCTCGGAGGTGCTGCGGTAGGTGCTATTATAGGGAGTGTTATACCTATTTTGGGAACTACTATTGGTGCTATACTCGGGGCAGCATTAGGCGGAACAGCGGGTGGGGTAGGAATGTACTCGCAACATATATTTGACATAGCTGAAGATGGGGTTAACAAACATATTGAAAAACTCAAATCGTTAAGAGGTCAACCAGATGAGATACGAAAATATCTTGATGAAAACAAAATATATGGGCTTTCTCCGGAAGTAGTAGAAAGTAAAGAGTTTGACGATGACAAGGTGGCTTCAAGATATATCCAGAGTGGCTATCGTTCTGGATTATATATGGAGGCACAAAGTCTGACTAACAAAAATATAGATATTTCAAAGGCTCATAACTATACTGATGATAGATTCTATAAAGCCAATAAACAAGCGGCTGAACTTCGTGGAGAGGAACTGAGTAGAGAGAGAACTGTAGAAGCTATAGCGAGGATGGGGACAGGGGATGAGACTATCGGAATAGATTCTGAAACCGCATACAATTATATCACATACGGCCTAGATAAAAGTAGTCAAGAGTATAAAACTAAAAGGTTTAATAAAATAGGACAGATAAGAGGACGATGGCAAAAAGAAAAGAAGAAGTTTACAGAGAAAGAACTTCAGAAAGCTGCCGAAGAAGAAGTGGAGCAAGATTTCAAAAATACGATATCACCTAATATTATTAGAGCAGCGGAGCAGTATCAGGGAGTATCAAAAGATAGGGAAGGAACCTGGCGGCATGCTATTAAACAAGCAGGACTACGCGAAGGTGCCTTTGCTAATGGAGGGGAAAGAGCAATAGAGAGTTTGCGAAAGCAAATAAAGACCATAGAAGAAGTAGGGGTTTCAGAGCGAAATAGCGAAGAGTATTCGGGGTTGAAAAAAGTGCTTGAAATACTTACAACATATGGGTCAAAAGAAAATTTTCTCCAATCCAGTCCCGATATAAAAAAGATGGTATTTGGAGATGGAGAAATTCCGTTTGCCTATAAGTCTCTAGAGGAGCAGAAGGCGGAAATCAACCGAATGATTTCAGTAGGAGATGAGAGAAAAAGCGAACAGGGACTAACTCTTGGAGCGAGACTTGCTCGGTTTGCACGTAAAAGCGGAACGTCAATAGGGACTATACGTGATGCCCTTCTTTCTGATGAGGAAGTTTCAGAGATAGAGCGTAAAGAAGCCGCCGGCGAAGATTTAGATGAGGGTACAAAAGAGAAGTGGGAACAGTACAAAAAAGGTGGAAAGTATAAAGCTCGACAGGCCAAGCAAGAGGCGGAGAAAAAAAATGTAGAACAAAAGAAGCAGCAGGAAAAAGAAGAGAAGGAGATAGATGAAGAACTGACACGGCGATATGAAGGACCCGGTGAACTGTCTGGTGAGATTTCTGGAGACAAGAAAACTCTCACAGATAGAGATATAGAGGTAATGAGAAAAGCCAACGCGAAATACGGGGCCTTGGAGAAAGGATTCTCTGCTAATGAAATTTCTCAGTTTGAGGAAAACGAACAAAAGAGGAAGGAAACCTTTAGTAAAATTGGCCTTGGCGATGAAGATCAGTACGAAGAGTTCAAGAATATTGAAGATAGAGTATTAAAAGGAGAGGATGTAGAAAAAGGTGAACTAGACTTTTATACCAAGACAAAGGAAAAACTCGATAAGGCTACCGTAAGAGCCAAAGCTACAGAGTATAAACCGCTGAACGAGGAGTATGTGCTGACGGCCGAAGAGGCCGCTGCTCGAGAAGCAACTTCTAAAAGTATCGAAATTGGAGAAAAAGCAGGCGCGGAAATGAGGTCTCGAGGAGACCTTAACAAGATGTCCGATTTGAATAGGATTGATGACTTTGTAAAGAAGGGATGGTCAAAAAAGAAGATACAACAGAATTTTGGGAAGGATAGATTAGAAGAATATGAAGCCGCTGTAAAAGTCGGCACATATGAAGACCACGAAGCAAAGCGTCAGGAAAAGGCGAGGGACAAGTTTGAAAAAGAAAACCGTGCTAGTCTCAAAGCCACTGGAATGAGCGATGAGAGTATTGAGCAAGTAATGACACAGAAAATGGACGAATACGATGCCGAAGTTGAAAGGAAGAGAAAAGCCAAAGCGGATAGAGAAGCCGCACAAATGGAAAGGGAAAGAAAGAACGGTATAGGTAGTTCTGGTTTCCCGATAGATGAAGATGGTGGAACAATTGGCAGCAGTGAAGATGCTACTAGGATAATGCAAGAAAAGGAAGCGGGAGTTGCTCAAGTTGTAGACAAACTTGAAGAAGTCGGAAGCGCTGCTGAATTTGCTGCATCTACGGCCAAGAATGCGAATGGAGAACCCGCAAGGGGCGACAATGGTGTAACAATCAATATGGGAGGGCAGAATATAACGCAGAACATACAGGGGACATACCCGATGGATCAAGACGGGATGAAGAGAGGAACACTCCAGGGGGCTGAAGAAATTTGTGAAATGGCAGTCCAACATGTAACCGATGCAGTCAACTCGATTGTGAAATCCTCGGGCTCTTACTGACCGAATGGGCATACAATAGACAGAAAGGAGATGTCGCAAAGTGGCGGACTTTGAAAAAGACAACTTGGGCGGCAATGAATCCAATGCCGTTTATATAGCAATAAGAGGGAAACGTTTCTTACAGATATTTCCGACTAACTACGTACAGAAAAACCACTGCACGATGATAGGCTCTCCTTCGGAAAAAGGGGTAATACAGTTCGACAACAAGGTAATCCAGCCTACAACCGTTCAATTCACGGGAATTGTCAAGTCGTCGCAAAAAGACGTTTTCACTGACATTCGGGCAACGATGAAGCAGATTCAGCTTGAAAACATAATTTGCCAGTTCAAGTCGAAGGCCGGGAGAATAGACAATATGATATTGGAATCTATTGAGGAGATAGGGGAGTCCAGCCGGTATGATGGAATTGAAATTAAGGTGACTATGCAGGAATATCTGGAGCACAATGTTACCCAGCAAAGTTGATTGAAGATGACACAGAGATATATAGAGAATGTCGAAGATCAGACAGTTAATCTGTCAATAAACGGGACTTCATTCGTGTTCCATTTCTTCTCTTTTAGAGACCTTATGTATGTTGACATTTCGCAGAATACCAATAGCATAGTTAGTGGTAAGAGGGTAATGGCTAATCAGTGGCTTCTTCCAAACTATGTTGCGGAAGGAATAGGCAATCTTCGTTTCGAGACATACAAGGCGGATGGAGACGACTATGTTTGGTATGAAGAATTCAATACAAAATTCCGTCTTGTCTCATATACTGATGAAGAAATAAAGCATATGGAAGAGACTTTAGAGGAACAACTATCCAATTAGGGGTATAATGGCAGGAGTACCAATATATTTTGGAAGAAGATACCGACTCTCTCTTCATATCCCTGGGCAAGAGCCCAAAGTATTTGAAGTCCAGGCTGGCTTGCCTGCAATGGATATAAAGTTTGATGTCACCTATGCAAGAGGGCAGACAGCAAGAGAAGGAACTATTTCTATACTAGGTTTGGGCTACAAGACCATTCACGAGTTCATAGCATTGGCGGGAGAGACTAGGGGGTATGCAATGAGCCGCCTAATTAGGGTCAAACTTGAAGCGGGTTATTTCACCGCGGCGGGGATGGTTGAGATATTGAATGGATTCGCATGGTATGCAACAGTCACTTCACCTCCTCAGATGTGGCTAAACATCAACGTTTCTGAGTATAATCCTCTTGGAGCAAGGAAAGTATCCTTGGGAATTACAGAACCAATGACTATGCGAAATATTCTAGAAAAAGTAGCATCAAGGTTCACCGAAGTAGAGAATGATGGAGGGGAATCTGTTGCATTTGCCGTTGTGGATAAAACTCAGGATTTAATCGTAGACAATAGTCAAGATTTAATAGGCCCAATAGATTTTGGCGGCGATGTATCTCTTGCAGAAGCAATCCAAATACTTAACCAAAACTTGTCCGATGAGGTTATGGTGATTCTTCGTTCACGAAACATCGACAAGACAAGAGTAATAGAGTGTCTAGACAAGAACAAACGGAAAGCAGCCCGTGGAGAAGTTAGGGTAGATAAGGATAATGGTCTCCTTACTGTGACGGGAATTGATGTGGTAAACGGATGCGTTACGACCTTTCTAGATGGGAGGTGGGAAGACGAACTTTCTCATCTTATACTTCAGAGCGAACTAAATAAGCAGGCCAACGGGCGATACTACATAATAAAAAAACAGTATGTTGGGCATTTTATGGGGCAGGAGTGGTATGTAAGATACTCCTGTTCGGCAAGGGAAAACTAATATGAAAGAAGAAGAGGCTCCAATAACAGAAGCTGATTCCCTAAATGCAGCGCACGATTTACGGGCCGCACTTATAAATCATGACATCGGGATGCTACGCTCACTAGGTATATGCATACCGGTGTGTGTCTATTCCTATGATAGTAGTACAAACATTGTAACAGTAATGCCTTTGGTCAAACAGGCATATTATCAAGGGAAGTGGAACTACAAAAAAAACGAATGTATATTCAAAGTACCTGTAAGAAACATTCAGCATGGCGGATTCACAATAAAAATGCCCATCTTTGTAGGAGATACTGGCTGGGTATTCTCAAGTGATAGGGATACAAAACTATTGAGGCAGGATGGGGCTCTGACAAACTCTGTGTTAGAAGGGAATCGGCAAACTGCTATCATAGAGAATGACTATCAACAAAAGCCGAACACTCCAACATTGCACTCCTTTGTTCATGGCTTCTTTATACCCGACAACTGGGGTTCATTTGAGACTAGGAGATACAAGGACAACCCCGACATAGCGGTAGGAGAGGGGCTATACATAGGCTCGTCGATCGACACGGACGACCAGAGGGACGATGTAAACGAAAAGAAGTTCCAGCACGGAGATGCCTACGAGAAGAAGACCACTTCCTCTCTCGTGCTTCTTTCAGGGGGCGGGGCTTCTCTCGCATCTTCATCTGACAAGGAGACAAACCAGAAAGCCCATGTTGTCGTAGACAGAAACAAGGTGGAGACGATGGCGGAAGACCGAGCTCGGGAAAAGTCCTCCTCTCTTGTTCTCGACACCGACAACGGAATCACCATACGGCAGGACGACGAGGAGAATAGACGGCATTTCGTCTGCTCGGTGAACAATGGTTCTTTTCTGATGAGAATGCTTGAAGGAGACAAGATTATGAGCTTTAGTTTCATAGACGGAAAGCTCAATGTCTCGACAACGGACGAAGTGAACGTAAACTTTGGCGGCAACACCAATTTCAGATGTTCGGGAGATGTCAACGTCACCGGCGAGAAGAATATGAACGTCCATGTGCAGGGCGATATGAATGCGATGGTATCCGGTGATGCACGAGTGACAACCCCAAATGCTAGGGTAGTGGCGGAGAAGACCGCCTCCGTGTCTGCGGAAACGATTTCCGCAACTGCATTGAAGACAGCAAATGTCAATGCGGGAGAAACAGTTAATGTCGGCGCTGTAAAGACTACAAACATCAATGCTGGAGAGACGGTTAACCTCGCCGCTGGCAAGAAGATAAACGTGACCGCGCCAGAAGAAGTCACGATAGTCACGGCAAGCAAGACAACAGTGATGGCAAAGAAAAAGGCGGCACAAATCCTAGTTACGACTCTATCAAAAGATTCTACAATAGATGTTGTGGCAGAAGGAAAGAGTACAAAATTAAATGTGACAATGAAAGGCAAGGAGTCTCCGATAAGCATAACTACAGAGAAGGAGAAGTCTCCGATATCCATAGTTTCACAGGGTAACGAATCTTCAATCCAGATAGAATCACAAGGCAGTAAGTCGGACATCAAACTGTCTGCTGCGAACAATGTTAGCATTGAAGCGAAGAAGGATGCGGCCTTGACGGCAGGGGGGAACATTCAGGTTGCCGCCAAGGGAAAGGTTGAAGTGTCCGGTTCCAAGATAATAGAAAACGGAACGGTTGAAATCAACGGAAAACTGTCCCTAAACAACCAGTCCTTCGGTATCGTAGAGCAAAACAAGGTCAAATACTGGATAGTCTCGTGATTTCCAAATCGGCATACTATGAAGCGATGGACTACACAAATCTATATAGTTTTCTAACAAGTACGGGGGTGATTGTGCCGGATGACAAGTCTGTACTCCTCGGTATACAGACAAAGTTTCAGGAGATATTCGGCACCGACATAGACCTTTCTGCCGAAACCCCAGTAGGCAGGCTCATCGAGGCCTTTGCCGTCGTTGTCAAGTCCACTCTAGGAGTTACCGCTCAGACGGCAAACCAGTTCAATGTGAATGAGGCAACGGGAATATATCTAGATGCCATAGCCCAGATTTACGACCTCAAGAGAATCGCCGGCACGAAGACCAAGATAACAATCAAGTGTACGTTTTCCGACAACCCTAGCGGGACAAGTACAATCCCTGCGGGGGCTCTTGTCATGTGTAGTAGCAATGGGGCTATTTTTAGGATTGATGCCGCAATACCAAACAACGGAGAAATAGACGACGATGGAAAGTATTATGCGATGGGTACGGCAACGGCAATAAAGGCCGGCCCCATAGTAACCCCGATTGGCACCGTAGATTCCATCCAGACGGCGGTAATGGGGTGGGTTGGAGTCACTAATGTGGCCCCTACATATACAGGAACGGACATAGAGACCGATGAAGCCTTCCGCAAGAGGATTGTAGAGTCGAGACCAATAGGCGTCGGTTTCAACTCCCACCTCGTCTCGGCTTTGAACCGTCTCGATGGAGTGTACTCCAATTGTGTTCTCGAAAACAACACCGGAACTCCCATTGTAAAGAAGGACGTGATAATCCCGCCCCACTCCATTTTCGTGGCCGTGGACTGCATTGAGACAGAAGAACTTCTGCAAAGCATCGCATTAGAGGTGTCTCGGGCAAAGCCACTAGGCACCGGCATGGTGAATTCCAATGTCAAAGGGGGTACCCTCTTTCAGAGGTCCGTGTCATATGGCTACAACAACGGCTACTCTCAGACTATTGATTTCTACAAGGCGGACAAGACGGCAATTCTCGTAGACCTAACCTATTCATATGGCAGTTACACTGGCGATAACATAGAAGGAGACATCGCCACAGTGATTGCGGAATACTTGTCCACTATTGGAGTTGGAGGCACTGTCTACGGTACGATGATAGCCAACAAGCTTATCAACAGTTTGAACATCGGAGTGGGGTCGGTGTGGCTTCAGAAATCTGGAAGCAAGCAGGCGGCAGATGCAGTAGTGGAGATGATGGGCTACGAAGTCCCATATTCACTTCCTGAACACATCACTAGCACCGAAGTGGGATGATTGAGGGGCGATTGCTATGAAGATACATACCATAGACAATTCGCTCAATAACCTTGGCAAGACCGTGCTCTGGCAGTACGACCGTGCCTATAGGCTTCTTTCATTGCTAAAGCACATGCAGGTGTTGTATCACTGTGCCGTTGAACAGTTCTGGGATTTCTGGACTACGAAAGTCCTATCCATAGACACCTGCGGCAGTCTCGGTTGTTCGGTCTGGGGGTTGCTGCTTGGAGTCCCAAGACCGGTAATAGTAGAGAATGGTGAGGAAAGACTAATCGCAACTCCCGTGTATCGCAGGATTCTCAAGGGGGCTTTCTATCTTATGAAAGCCAGCAGTTCCTTTGAGGACATTCTTGGCTATCTAGAGATTGTGTTCGGAATAGGTGGAGACGACAACCTATCGAAGTGGAGTGTCTATGTAAGTGAGTATGGGTGGACTACGAATGTTGCGGAACTGAATGGGGAATACCAGCCAAAGGTTTCCTATCAGGCGGGTGATGTTGTATGGTACGAAAATGACAATTACAATGGGAACTGGAAGTTCCGAAGCGACATAAGATATGTCATTAGGGGAGAGTGGACGGGAAAAGGCGAACCGCCCGAAACGATTGACATACCAGACCCCGAGAACCCGGGGCATACCATAACGGTACCCTTTGTCATAAACAATTCTTGGGATTCTATATCCGCCTATGTGGAAAGGACTACCGAGCGAGTAGCCACTCCCGACACCCTCATTCTGAAACTATACGACCCGGAGGGCATTTGCCGCAAGATAGGGGGAGCCCCGAACAACTCCCTGTCCATTTCCGTCTCCTACGAGTTTGGCGACACAACGATAACCGCCGTTGCAACAAGACGGCGAAAGTGCGGTATTTCCTTGGTAGACAACAATGATATGTCTATGAACTATGGGAAGTCGGAGTTCTACGACGAGATGCATAAGGATCAGAAGTTCCTGTTTGAGCAGAAAGCCGAAGAATTCTGTCCATTCCCGCTTGGAGTGAAGACAAACGAGCCGGTAGGGAACTGGGTGTTCGGTCTAGAAGGACAGACTAATGAACTGTACCAAAGCGGAGTTGCCTACTCCAAAGGATACATCTTCGGGTATGAGGATGAAAACGGCGATGGGTGCAACTGGGTGTGTAAGGAAGACATCTCCGCAAAAGCGAACACTTCTTTTGATGCGATTCGGACAAGCATAGAGAAATCGGCAGACGGAGCCCCATTCGTGGACGGTCTGGTAGAGGACATACCAGTATATGTTTCGGTTAGAAATAGAATAACCCTATCGGTTAAAGCCATGTCTCAGCAGAATTCAGTGGCTACGATTATAAGCCCCTATTCTCTAGCAGAGGGGCTTGACAATGGCATATACAAGATATTCCGCAACACCTCTGACAAGTATCTCTTCGTTTGTCATAGTTCCCAGAGCGAATGGGCGGGCGGCAATCCTTATGCCGCCAATGCTAGTGATGTGATTTTCGTGGACGAGCCTACAGAAGAAAATGTAGCCAAGGGGATAGGCGAGATATGCAAGAGGAATGGTTTTCCCGTGGTAGGATACAACGAAGCAACCCATTTTATCCCGAGTGTTCAGTATTATCAAGGAATGGTGGTAAAGGTTGGAAATACTGAGCGTGTGGTCATACGTAGCGGTAGATGGGATAGCGAAAGTGATTTCCTCAAAAATTCTGTTCCGCAGAAGAAGACATGTCTGCACGAATACTATCCATATAAGGTTCTTTCACCATAAATGAAGGATTTTTTGACTTATGGCAACTTCTGAAAAAATACCTTTTGTTAGCGTTCCTTTTGCCGACCAAGACCAGACCAAGGTCGCAGACCTAGATTTTCTAAAATCGGGCGTTACTTCTTCGATGCTGATACCCACCGAACAAGGAGGTAGGAAGTTTTCCAGAAGCATGCTAAACGGCATAGGATACTTTGCTACCCTCGGAGGATTTCTGGATAGAATCGGCTATCCATATGGAATAGAAAAAGACCGCGGTGCAGATTTCAATGGCTATCCCAAGGGGGCTATTCTCATTTCCGAAGACGACGACTATGTTAGAGAGTATGTAAGTCAGGAGGACAACAACACGAATCCGCTTCCGCAAGAAGCGACAGATGGCACATACAAAGGGGACGAGCACTGGAAACCGACTCTCCCGCCCGTGGCGGACTTTTTCCCCGATTATTCCACATACACATCGAAGTTCTTTAAAGATGTTGTTGGAACGGGTACTGTTCAGTATACCATTGACGAAGATGGTTGGTATGAGTTTTCCGCCTCTTTCTCTGGGGGGGATTGGCCGGCGGAAGCAACATACAACAATATTCTTTATAGGGCTACCTGCTCGGTACTTCTGAATTCTTCCACAGAGATTTGTAAACTAGACGGAAGATTTTCTAGCAAGCTCACCGACGAAAGCCTTAATAACAGAGTATATCCCATCGTAATGTCCACCGTCCCCCTTAAGAAAGGAATGCTAGTTTCAATGAACTATAGGTTTTCTACGGAGCAGACAAGTGGATACGGTGTAAGACTCAGAGTAAAGCGTTGGGGGGCCTCTGTCCTATGACAATAGACCAAGCAAATGTTCTGGCGGACAGGATTAGGGAAGCTCCGCAACTATATGACACCCCGCCCAACTTGTCGGTAGGGCTGTCTCCTACCTATACTCCCAACCTATCGCAGCAGTATCCCTGGATTTCCCATGTAATCTACCCTAGAGACCTTTCTCTCGGTTTTGAAAGGCGTTCAAACATCTATTATTCACCACTCGGATTTTCTAAGAGAGCATATTCTTCGAAGATAACGCAGTGGAAAGAAACCGTGCTAGATGATGTCCACGGGACCGAGCCGCGTTTCGTGACTCTTGACGACATACGTATGATGGCATATCTTGGACTTGAGTATGCAAGGGCTAAGTTGGAAGGATGGAGGTATCGGTTTGGATATCTAGGTCCTAATGAAGCTAACGATATAAAACGGGGAAACATAGTCCGCACAGAAGATGGACAAAGGTATATCAAAAGGTATAGCAACAATTCAATACCGCCGCCTACTGTGAAGTACTGGATTCCGATGATTAGGCAGAGTGGGTTTGAAGTTCCTAGCGAAGGGGCTTGGGGTCTCCCTGAAGACTACGAAGAATCTTCGAGTCCCGTTTCCGACCTTCTGTTGATAGATTCCATAGAGGGCGCGGATGACATCGTGACCATATTGCCTTATTCTAAGTCCTCTATAGTGATGAGCGGAGGCTTCTGCATAATACTGAGTCCCGAGACTAGTCTGGATGAGAATAACCTCGGGAATTCCTTCGTGGTTTACCAACAGAGAGTGCAGCAATTCTTCTCGGTCTGGGAATATATTATTGATTCCTACGGACGAGTGGTTGGGCGAAGGAATATTATGGACACGGCAGAGAAGCCGACAGGCGATGTTCGCTATGATACGTCCTATAAGATTGATGGACAAGGAATGAAGTTCGCCCTTAAAAAGGGGGTCTCATACAATGTGTTCGTCAAGTTTGACAATGCGATGATAGGAAGTGCTGACAAGATTGGAAGCAGGACGCTTGTATCCTTTCTCCGAACCGGAACGAGGACGCTTGCTCCGCGTTTCTAAATAGCCATCTCGTTCCGTTTCCCCTTTTTCCATTTCGGCATTATATACCATGAAGACACTAGGAAGAAATGCCGACAACGACTTGTATCTTGAAGCGGGTGGACTAGCCATTTTACACGATGCCGATGCTCAGTGTGCCGTCATAGAGTCTGTTCTCCAGACGCAGAGGGGCGAACTCCAGTTCGATGAGGATGGTGGCATAGACTACTTCGGCACGGTTCTGCAGAATCCTAGATATATTGACTTCTGGGCGGGTCAGGTTCAGTCAAGAGTAGAAGCATTAAGTTTTGTCATGTCTGTGGAGGACTTCCAGTACAGATTCGACCGTGAAACGAGCACTCTCTACTGGTCGATGACTGTGATTACCACTGACAATGTTAGGCTCGACCTACAGAACAAGAAGACCGTCATAGAAGGTCGTCCCGGCATAGATGTGGACTGGAGCAACGTCTACGACAAGCCCGCCGGAATCGACGAGACCCTTGAGATGGTTGCGGACATGAGGGATGAGGCTCAAGACCTAAATGAACTTGATGCTAGGAGTACTCTGACAACAGTCAAGGACACCCTCAATAGAGTGGTTTTCGATCCCAACAACAAGAAGTATGCTGAAAGCCGCCAAATAAAGTTCAAATTCGCCGGAGTGCCGCTAGGTACTGTAATAGACTTCAGCAACCTTTCTTTTGGTCTGCAGAACACGGGTACGGCGACAGAGGAGAGGTATGTACCTTTCACCGTGGAGATTTCGGACGGCACTAAGAGAAGAAACCTTACGAATATGAACGGCTCCGCTCTTAATGCGGAAACGAACGATGTCTGGTTTGTGGATGAAAATGCAAAGCCAGACGGAGAGGGCCACTTTCCTCCTACCCAGCGGCATACCATCATGGTCGGCGGCACGATGGAGATTACCATTCGTGGCAACATCACATCGATCAAGAGCCAGAATGACGAAAAGCCGATATTCCTAAGGAGCGACGGAACTCCGTTCCCTTACTTGGTGGGATTTACTGTAGGGTCTAGAATTCCACTTGAAACCATAGGGAGTGGGGCTTTCTGCGGACTCAAGAACCTCCAGACCATAGTATGGAACGAGCCCGACAACTCGACATACAACATCACGTTCGGAGACAGGGCTTTTGAGGGATGTGAATCCCTAACGGGGCTTTCATGGCTTCCCTATCGTCTAAAGACAATGGGCAACCGGTGCTTTAAGTCCTGCAAGGGAATCCTCAGCCTTGCATCATCAATCAAGACAAACAACAACACGACTTACATCAGGGGACTTTCCACGACACTTGTGGAGGGGATACCCGAGAGCGCTTTCGAGGGATGCACGTCGCTTGGCTCGGTGGAGTATCTTCCGCCCTCGCTTGTTGCCCTAGGCAATAGGTCTTTTGCTGACTGCACTTCACTACTTGACATCGACGCACTGCCCGACACAATACAGTCCATTGGAGACGAATGCTTCGAGGGATGCTCGGGGATGCAGAAGATTCTCTATATGCCGACTTCCCTGAATACAATCGGGACAGGAAGTTTTAGAGGATGTACTTCGCTTCGCTCCCTTTTCATACCTAATACCGTTGCCAACATAGGAAGCGAAGCCTTTGCCGGCAATACCGCCCTCACGAATGTTTTGTGCGAGAGGGTGAATGCACCCACAATCGACGAAACCACTTTTGACCAGGAAAGTCTGGACATATATGTGCCAGAGGGCTCTCTCGCCCAATACAAGGAAGCGAATGGCTGGAAGAAATACTGGGATTCTGAAAGCGACACGGGCACTATTTACGAATATGGGAAAGCCGAATTTAGGCTAGACAATGTACCGAGCGGCACGATTCTGCTTGGTAACACTAGCGAGATAGTGTCTTCTTCCATATGGTCTGTAGAGTACTGCGGAACCGGCGAGAGACCGCGGAGGTTCGAGTCCACGACTACCGCACTGCCGACATATGCCTTTGATGTTCAACCCAACTACAACAATGTAGCAGGAACGGCGCTAGTGGTGATTACTGGCTACATAAGAAGTATGTCCGCTTTCTCGGAGGCATACCCGATGCTGGCAACCGCCGAAAACTCCAATCCATACCTAACAAGCATCTCTCTAAAACTGTCGAGTTCTCTGAATACGATTGGGGATTATGCTTTCGCTCAGTGTACAAATCTCGCAACCATTTCTTCCGACGAGAGCGACAATCCGTTCAGACTCGGTAACAGTGCTTTCTGGGGCTGTTCGGCGCTAGATAGCATGGAGTGGCTGAACTGCTATCCTAATCTTGGTATCCTTGAGCAGCCCGAGGACGAAGAGAGAGCATACTACCCCGCCTTTGGCGACCGATGCTTCTATGAGTCCGGGATAACGGCTATCTCATATCCGTCCGCTCATGTAGAAGAACTTCCCCCTTATTGCTTTGCCAAGACGAGAATCGCAAATCTGGAGGGAATCAAATCCTCAGTTTTGAACTCTCTGGGAGAACACTGCTTTGAAGGATGCGAAAGTCTTACGACCATCTCCGATCTTCGCGACACGAGGGTGACGAAGATTCCAGCCTACGGATTCGCAGGCTGCACTTCGCTTGCAAGTCTTGACGGAGTTGACAACATCTCGGAGATGGAAGAGAATGCCTTCAACGGATGTGTGTCGCTTTCTACCATCGGCAACCTCTATCAGGCAACCAACCTCACCGCACTGCCGGCACATTGTTTTGAAAAATGCACGGGACTCCAAGACCTAAACGGCATAGAGAGGATTTCAGAACTTGGAGAGTATGCATTCTACGGGTGCTCCGGCCTCACTACATTGAATAGGATTGAACTGTCTCCGATAGACACGATTCCAGCCTACTGCTTTGCCAATTGTACCGGATTGACTATTCTGGTGGGCTGCTATTACATCAAGAATATAGGCGAAGGGGCTTTCTTTGGTTGTACGGGACTTCTTGCACCTTCGGGACTCGGTGCTTCCATAGTTTCCATCGGGGCTTCCGCATTCCAGAACTGCACGGGGCTGAAATTCTTCTCGTGCATTGCTCAAACAGTTCCTTCCGTCAGTCCGACCGCATTCAACGGAGTACCCGAAATAGCTCGAACCCTATATGTCAGAGACGGGATGGAATCCGCCTTTTCCAATGATGCGAATTGGAAAGCTGCTTTCCGCACGGTTTTGTCGAGGACGATTAGGATACGATATGAGAACATTGGCGGCACAACACCGGATGCCGTGAACATCAATAGCGATTCCGTTGCTTCCACGACCGTCAAGGGGTTGATTGTAGACGGCGACAATGCAATTCCGGGTGTATGGTTTGTAGACTATGGAGACGGCAGTGAACTCGTCAAACGTTACGATACTGAGAAACTTCTGCCTCACACCTACTCAGCGAGGGGTGGCTATGATGTAACTCTCTTTGGCGACATTGTGGAAGTCAAGGGAGCGGACGAGACATACTCCGAGACTGCCCACGGAGACCCCGAATCCGTTACCGTAAGTTCGTTCCTTTATCCTTTGGGCCGCTATGCATCCTCGGTTTCAATTAGTTCTCCATATCTCTCAAAGATAGGTGATTTCTGCTTCAATGGATATGGACGAACCAATGGAAACCTAGAGGTGTCCATAACGATGGAAGATAGCGGCACAATCGGTGCATATGCCTTTGCCAAGACGGTTGGGATACTCGGAGACATGTCGGTCTGCAATGCGGCCATTGTGGAGCCCTATGCATTCTACAAGAGCGGTTTGACATCTTCGGCCGCTTTCGTGTCCATAGTAGAAACAAAGACCGGGGCTTTTGCCTACAATGAGAATCTGTTAGACCTTCTTGGTTTTTCTTCATTGAATACAATAGGCGAAAAGACCTTCGAGGGATGCATAGCCCTGTCGACCACTACGGGACTTTCTAGCACGGAGACCATCGGAAAGAGTGCATTTGCCGGATGTACGGGACTGACGACCGTAAGAGACTTTGGCGGCGGTCTAACCAAAATAGAAGAGAGTGCATTTGCCGGATGCAACAACATTGCTACCATCTTCATGGCGCTGGAGAACCCTCCTACCTCTAACGGAAGGCTATGGAATGATGGTGGAACGCTTGCGGAAAACGTCTTTGAGTCCGCAGTATTTGAGAATGCGATTCTTTATGTTCCCGTTGGAGCGGAAGCGAACTATGCGAACACCCCTGCATGGAACAGGTTTGACACTCAGGTGGATGGGCAAAGTCGTATCCGTTCGCGTTCTGTCATCTTCACGTTCAAGAACATAGTTGCAAACGATACCATTCCCAATGGCATATGCCTAGTGACTTCAACCGGTTCGTGGACAATCTCGTATGGCTCGCAGCAGACCAAGACCTTCACGGCCGGAACCGACATTCCCGTGCCCGAATATGTCTTCAACTCGCCCGATACGGCGAACGGGCAGATTGAAATCAAGATAAGCGGTGCTGTGACTGCCATTAAGGGAGTAGTAAAGAATAGGGACACGAACCAATCAGGCACTCAGTCCATATTTGGCGATACGGTTGGAAGGAAACTAGTTTCCATATCGTCTTCGTCGGCTATGGAAATTTCCACGATAGGTGAAGGAGCTTTTTGGAACTGTTCGTCGCTTGAAACCGTCAAGACGATGCCCTCGGTGCAGACGATAGGGTATGGTGTCTTTCAGGGGGCAACCTCGCTATCGGATATTTCCGGTCTGTCCGAGGTAGTGGAGATAGATGCCTATGCCTTTAGCGGATGCTCTTCACTGAAAAGTCTATATGGACTGTCAAAGGTATCCACCATAGGCGAATATGCATTTAATGGATGCGGGGTGAAGACGATTGATGCACTAGGTACGGGTATTTCTTCAATAGGCGCTTTTGCCTTTAGGGGTTGTAGCCTGAATGAAGTCCAGATGTTCGCTGAAAATCCTCCCACAATCGCCGCCACGACGTTCGACGAAACGGTGTTTCTATCCGCGCCGCTATATGTGAGGACAAAGGTGATTCCCGAATATTCTTCCGCAGATGTCTGGAGCAGATTTGCGAATATAAGGAGCAGATATCTGGAATTCAGCCTCGTCGGATGCCCGTCAAATCTCACGGTAGCCGGCGAAGTGGGCAAGATACAGTCCAATACCTATTGGGT